AATCGCCTTGGTCTTCTTTTAAGGAGGAAGCTAAATGGAACTAATTGAGAACACAGAGTTGTTCAAGTCGTTTGAAGACGTTACCCTACCGCCTGAAACAGAAGCTATTGACATCACCGACTTAAAGCTTATGCTAGGCTATGGTAACAGCACTATCCGAGACAACGTTCTAAAGGTTTTGAAGAAGCGTGCTAGACAGCATATCTGCTTGTTCATTAAAAAGGAAGTTAACGACTTCCCGATGGAGTTAGACTACATTGCCGACGAGCTTACAGCAAGCCGCATGTCTCAGCTTAACTCAGAAGGCCTTAAAACAGAGTCTACGGACATCACTCGTTACGACTATAAGGACGACATTTATGCAAACTGGTATGGCATTTTGAACCGCTGGCTAGAACAGCAAGGAGAGTACCGTAACAAAGCATTCTTCATGCTATAAGAAAGGAGCTTACAAATGCGTTACAACGACATTGTGGATTTAATCCAATACAATACTTGGGAAGACCCTGACGACGACTACGGAACAGTCTCTTACAAAGAGCGTGGAACAGTTGTTGTTAAAGACCTTCCAGTAAGCGTAGGCTCCCTAAGAGTTCAAGGAAAGCTATTGCAGAACCAAGACCAACAGTGGGAGAAACGCTACTTGATACAGCATAAGATATTCGAGTTGAAGAACCTTCGGGTAGACGCTGTTAGACGACACTCCACAGGTGAGATTCTAAATGTCTACTGGGACAACACTACTGGAACCGACCAGACAATCTCTTATAAAGTCGAGTACAGAGATATTCGGAGAGACGAGGAGAGTGGAGTCGTATGGCAGGGTTCTTAGAGATTACCAAAAAGGTTGATTTCTCAGCCATCGAGAAAGACTTCGTTAATGAGGTTAAGGATGTTGTCACTAAGAACTCAAGTCAAATGGCCACTGCGGTAAGATTCAACATTGTTCGTAGAGGAAACATTGACACAGGTACTTACTACGATGGAATCAACTCTAAGACGGAGGTAGAAGGAAAGGGTAAAAGCGTTACAGGGATTGTAGAGTCAGACGTTTCAGGAAACCCTTACGGACACAGAGGTTACGCTGTTTTCCTAGAGACTGGAACGGCTAGACACATGGCTTTCCCAAACTTTACAGACGCTTTAGAAGAGTATTCAGACATTCTTGTTGAACAGCTCCGTAGAATTAACGTTTAGGAGGAATTACAAATGAGCAAGAGACCACCTTTCAGAGCAAGGAGTTCTTCCGTAGCTTTACAAAGAGCAATCGTTAAGGAAATCAGAGCGCAGGGTATTAATATCTGGGACGGAGTTAATAAGAAACCTGAGTATCCATTCATTAAGATTGGAGAGGAGCTGACTTCTGGTAGAACGATTTCTAAAGACGCTATCGGTAAAATGCACAACCTTACTCTTCATATCTGGAGCGATTACGATAGCTCCTTTGAGGTAAAGAACCTAACTGACTTCCTTGTAGACTTATTAATAAACTCACCACTTCAACTAGAAGAGGGTTTCTGTATAGGTAAGAAGGAGTTAGACCACGTTCGTTATACGGAGGCTGCCAACGGCACTTACAAAAACGAGCGAGCATATCTATTCTTAGACTTCGAGGTAATCGATTCTACAATAGACCCCTATTAAATATTAAAGGAGACTTTTAAATGGAAGCATGTAAATCTAGCTACATTCGTGGTACGGCAGTATTAATCGAGGTACAGAACGACCTTGGCGAATGGATTAAAGTAGCAGCACAACGAGGCGGTACATTAAACCGTACAGCGGCAACGTTAGACGTATCTAACAAAGAAGGTTTCGGATGGGACGACGCCGAAGCTGGTAACAAGTCTTGGTCAATCGACTGTGACGGATTGTTCGTAGAGGACAACGAAGGTTTCCAAGCATTGAACGCAGCTTGGGTAAACGGAGACTGTGTACGTGTTCGTGTTAAATTCCCTAGCGGATTAACCTACGTAGGACAAGCAATCTTAACTGACTTCCCTTACGAGTTCGGTTACGAAGACGCTGTGACTTACTCATTAACATTCCAAGGTAAAGGCGCTTTAGAAGAGCAACAAGTAGCTCCTACTATCCTACCTAAGAAAATTGAGTTCAACATGGATACTAAGGAAGTTAAAGTTGGGGAAACTCTTCAAGCAGTTGTTAAATTCACTCCTGAAAATGTATCTGACAAATCTGTGACTTACACAGCATTGACTCCAGCGTTAGCTACGATTGACGAAGCAGGATTAATCACTGGCGTTAAAGAAGGAACAGCTTCATTCAACGTTCGTTCAAACGTCAACACAGCAGTTTCAGCATTGGTGGACATTGAGGTAAAGCCCGCGGGGTAGTAGAAGCCCCGACCGAGCTTTCGGCAAGTGACATTAGCGAAGACTCTGTAACACTAACTTGGAAATAGGACAACCACAAAGGGGCTTTGGGATAGATTCCCTGAGCCTCTTTTTACATAACTAATATTAAAGGAGATTACAACATGATTATAAGATTCCAAGGTAAAGACCTTAACCTACGCTTAACATATAAATCAATCCACTTTCTGGAGTTAGCTTTTGACCAAGACTACGCTTCTTTCATTGCTGAGCAAACACCTTTCAACCAGTCGTTATACATCTTCTGGGCTATGCTTCAGAACGAGGCTGATTATGAAGGGGTATCGGTACTAGATGTGGCAGAGCTTCTCCAAGACTCTCTTGACAGCTATGAGTTCACCTTAGAGGAATACTTCGACAAGGTTAATAGCTCGTATGCTTCAAGTATCCTTGTTAAACAGCTATTCAAAAACAATACAGGCTCGTTGCCCAGAGGAGGCGGAAGACGAGGACGAGCTTCCGAAGCTAGACGTAAGATACTTTATGGTATTGTGTACAGACTTAGGAATACCTTCCAACGACTTTTGGACAAGTACACCATATGAGTTTAATGGAATGTTACGAGGAGCTTACCAAAGACAGTCACGAGAAGCTTCACTATTCCTTTCTCTAGTGCAGTCTAAGAAGCCAGTTAAATTAGAGAAGTACCAAGGCTTTGAACTAGTTAATGAAACCAACAAGCCTAAGACTACTAGAGACATGGCGGAAACAATGGATGAACTTGATAGAGCAGCCTTTAAAGAGGAAGAGCTATCTAACCTGTTCGACTACTTTGATTAGGAGGAAATTTAAATGGCAGATAAGGAAATGCGAATTAAGGTTAGGGTAGACAACTCTGACTATACAAGTAAGATGAAAGATATGGAAGGCACTCAGTCACGCTTAGGTAAAAGCACCGAGCAGACCACAGGAATCTTCGGAAGGTTCTTCAATAAGCTAACTGGTGGAGCAAGCTTAGCCAACAGTTCTATGTTAGGGCTTGGTAAAAGCTTCCTATCAACAAGTGTCGGGTTCGGTACTCTGACAGCTGCTGCTACACCTATGGCCGCTGCTGTTATGGGAGCCGCTGAAGCCACTAAAGCTGCTGGACGCTTTGCCATAGATTCCATCAAGGACTATTCAAACTTTGAAGGAACACTTAAACAAGTACAGATTATCGCAGGTGGTACACAAGCCGACATGGACATGCTTGGTGACACGGCTATCGAAATCGGTGGTAAGACTTCCAAAGGTGCTCAAGAAGTTGCCGAAGCCATGGTGGACTTTGCTAAGCTAGGTTTTACAGCTAAGGAAACTTCAGAGGCTATGAAAGGTATCGTATACGCTGCCGAAGCTTCTGGTTCAGGCGTACAAGAGACTGCTGGAATCGTAGCAACAGCGCTTAACGTATGGAACCTTAAAGCAACAGAAGCAGAACACGTTGCCGACGTTTTAGCTAAGACTGCTAATGAAACGGCCGCTGACATGCAGGATATGGGATACGTTCTACAATATGCTGGTTCATCAGCTTCCCTAGCAGGAGCTTCTCTGGAAGACCTTTCAGCTATGGCAGGTATCATGGCCGACAACGGTATCAAAGGTTCTAAAGCGGGTACATCTTTACGTACAGCCTTCACAAACCTTATCAATCCAACAGATGGTGCGGCCGCTGCTATGGAAAGCTTAGGGGTACAGTTTAAAGACGCAGAAGGAAAAGCACGTCCTACGATGGATGTTATCTACGATTTACAAGACGCTGTTAAAGGCATGGATGATATTCAAATCCAAGAGCTTTCAACAATCTTATTCGGGAAGCCCGGGGCGGCTGGTATGTCGTTCGTACTTAAATCCACTAAGGAGCAAGTACAAGACTTATCAAAAGCTTTGGTAGACTCTACTGGTACAGCTGCTAAACAAGCTGCCGAAATGCGTCAGACAATGGCTGGACAGTTAGACCAACTTGGAGACTCTGTGGACGCTATTAAATTAAAAATTGGTAGAGCGTTTACCGACATGTTTGCACTAGACGCGGTTAAAGGATTCAACAAGGCTCTCGATGGAGTTGACGAAGGCCTATCTAACTTTGGTAAAGGCTTCAAGCGTACAAGCGACTTATTAGAAACATCTAATGGATTAATCTCAGGTACAAAGGACGCCAACAAGTTTGTAGAAGCTGTTCGAGACGCAGGTACTAACCTTACAAACATTCCTTTCCAAGAGTCTTTAGCACAGTCTCAAGTATGGGGAATCGGAATCTCTAAAAGAGCTTATGAAACTAACGAGGTTATGTATCAGCTTAACAAAAGCATTCAAGAGTTCAGCTTCCTGCCAGATGACTGGGAAGGCAAGTGGGGACAGGCTTCAACAATCCTTAAAGACTCAGTAGGTCAAATGGAGTTGAAACTTGCTTCAGCTGCGGCTAAAGGTAAGCATGGTGGAGAAGCTGATATTTCAGGTATCATGAATCAGACTATCCAAGAGAATCTACCTGCTCTGCAATCAGCTTTGGATGAACAAGTAGCAGTGTTCGGAACCGCTAACCAAAGCCGTTTAGACGCCTTGCAGACATTCTTCACCAATGAGAAGACTTTAACTGATGAGCAGAAGTCTATTATGATACAAGGTGAATTAACTCACGGCCAACAGCTTTCAGATACCATCCAATCTAATAACAACAAGATTTTAGAATTGTACCAAAGCATGGGGCAGCAGGATTATGCACAACGTCAAGAGACTGGTGCCGCTATAAATGCCTTACAACAACAGAACTCTGAAATCCTGCAAAACATTGCTACAACTGAGTCGAGTAGTATTGTTGAAACGTTAAGAGCTCAAGCTAGTAGCACTGGAACAATCACTCAACAAATGGCTAACGAATCTATTGCAGCCGCTAATCAACAGTACACTGAAACTGTAGCAGCAGCCTCTAAACAGTATGTTGAAACTGTTAGTTCAATTAACCATATGTCAGATGAATCTATAGCTGCCGCTGGAACAACTAGGGATGAGCTTATCGAAAAGGCACGCCAACAAATGGTTGGAACAGTAGACCATGCTAAGACTCAGAAAGAGCAGACAGTAGGAGAAATCCAACAGATTGCTAAAAAGTCTGAGGAAGTTGATGGAACACACATTCAAATTAACGCTGACGCAGATACTACTAGCGCAATGGAAGAGCTCGGCCAATTAGCTGCTAGAATTAACGACGTGTTCAGAGCATTTGGAGAAACTGCGGGTAAGATTCAAGGTGGTATTGATGGCTTTGAGAGCAAGCTTAAACAAGCGGATAAATGGGTTGCAGGAAAGGTTGGCGGAATCTTCAAGGCTCGTGGAGGGCTTACTTCAGGCGTTGGTTACGGAATTGGTGGAGGCAATGCACAATACTCTCCAATGGCTACCGCAGTTGGTGTCGGAACACAGTTAGGACAGGGCGGTATCAATCAGGGCGTAATCCATAACGAGCGAGGAAGAGAAGTTACAATGCCTATCCAAAACGCTACTTACATGAGACCTTTCGCAGCAGCTGTGGCCAATGAGCTTCAAGCTATGGGAGGCGGCCTTGGTGGCGGAGGCGTTCAAGAAGTTATCGTTCCATTATACATCAACGATAGAGAATTTGCAAGAGCCACTAACAAAGCTATGACAGAGGAGCAGCAACGTGTCAAACGTATCGCTAACCGAGCTGTCGGCAAAAAGTAAAGGAGACGTTTAAATGACATGTTCTAATAAACCTAATTATACACCATTTGAATTAACTGGTCTAGCCCCTACTAAACAGTGGGGCTTAGGCCGTTCTGCTGGCTATGAAAGATTTAACCCAGAGGAGTTCCACGCCTTAGAGGACACCTTTAAGATTACTTTCCCAGTAGACTTTAGAGGAAAGGTTAAAGGAAGCTTAACACCTAATCCTTCTAATGCTGAAGGACACAATGACCAAATGTACCCTGAAAACATCTTGCGAGGAAGTAAGTTCTTATCTAAACCTACTTTACTTTTCAATGGAGCTGAGTATAACGAATCAACGCTTTCAAACGGAGCAGCAGTCGCTACTACCCAACGCGCTAACCAAGGATTAATGTTTTACTGGGAAGAGTTCATTAAGCCTATTAAGAGAATTAAAGAAGGCGACTTGGTTACTTTCTCAGTGGATGTACGAAGCACTGGAGAAGACATTCCGACAAACGCTGTAGCCTTTAAAGGAACTTCTAACTTCGAGGACTACTACCATGTTATTGAACAGCCTGTGACAAAAGAGTTCACACGGATTACTTACTCTACTAGATTCCTTTCTGAGAACTGGGAATGGGACGAAGCTTTCGCAATGTTCTGGGGAGCAGAGAATCCACCAGTTACTGACTATCCTTCTTTCAAGTATGATAAGAATAAGTTAGCTGGCTTTATTCAGGCAGAGGACAGCATTCAGTTAGAGTTCGCACGGCCTATGGTATCTGTAGTAGGTGCTTCTAATTACATCGAAGCTGGAGAAGACTTCTACTCAGCCAATAAATGGGATTTCAAAAAAGCTACTCAATGGGCTTACATTAACTATCAAGGATTGTGGAAAACAAAAGACACTGGTGGAGCTCAAAAAGAAGACTGGGCTATGAAAGAGTTTATTCCAATTAAAGACGGAGCTAGTAAACTATCTGTGTATAAACTTACGACACAAACTGTTCCGCCTAACAAGGATAACGTATATGGAAACATCGCCTTCTACTCAGCCGCTAACGAAGAGTCTTTTGTATCGGCTAAGTTACTAGGTAATGAAACAGGTAAGTACGGAGGATATCTATCAATCGCTGACATTCCTACTGGAGCAGCTTATTACCGTATTGGTATCTCAGCTGTTAAAGGAGACGCTTCTGCTAGGGTATTCGTACAACAGTCTAATGACAACTGGACAGAGTTTCGTCAAGAGTGGTACAACGCTATCGCTAACAAGCTTGATGGAAACGTAGCAAGAGCTGAGACAGTCTACCGTAAAGAGCCTGTGGCAATGCAATTCAATATCGACTTCAAGAGTGCTGTTGAGAAAGTCCTTCCTAAAGTATTCGCTGACCTTTCTACGGATGAAGAGAAACAACAACGTCTAAGAGGTTTAGCTGACATCTTCACTACGTCAGTTACAGCACGCTCTATCACACAAGGAGTCGGAGGACTTGACCTATGCTTCTGGAGATGGTTACCTGACGGAACTAAGCAACAGCAAGTTTTACAGAAGCTTTACGGAAAAGGTTTGACAACAGTTGTTCACCCATCAACTTACCAAGAGTGGATTAATCCTAAAGGTGAGGTAGTATCATTTGTTAAGAGTAATAAGCTTGTTGCAGACAACCTTTACAATGGCGAGGATACACTTTCAGGATATGTGGATTCCATCATGGATACTGTTAAGCTTGAGGTTAACGGAGTTATTACAGACATCACAGCTGAGGTTAACCGAGACGCTAGCTCATTCGTGTTTAAAGGACTTACTGGAAAGCTTAAAGAAAGCGACAACGTAAGACTTCTTGGGTACTACTCAAAAGAAGCCAGCAAGCAATACTTCGCTAAACTGTTCTGGGCAAACAAGCCAGCCGATGTAGAAGAGTATAACCAACTGCCTTTCATTGAAGTTGACCATGTAGTTATGACGGCCTCTATTACAGTTACTCAATCACAGCTTGACGAGTGGGGATTTAATCCGAACCTTCCTGACTACCGTATGGAATCTTTAGAGAGACCTATCTCAACAACTGAAGAGTACATGTTTGGCTCAATGGTTCAAGTCACACACGCTTACGATGTATACGGCTATGTGGAAAGCAATTACCCAGAGTTCTTCGGAGACTGCTACACATTCGACGACCGTATCAGAAAGATTAACGAACGTATCAAAGAGTTTAACCTAGTGGCCACTCCAATTGACACTGACGAGGTTCCTTTAGGCAGTAGAGAGGTTCTTGCAAGTGCTGAGGCAAGAAACCCTGACAGAGACTACTTGGTTAAGACGGAGCTAGGCCAGACTGTTGAAATGACAATCAACAATTCTAAGGGACACTTTATCCATTCTAATGGTTATATATACGTGGGATTCGCTCGTAAGACACCTAGTGACCGAGAATCTTCAATGGCTCTTGACTCAAGCTTATCATTTAGCTTCTTGATGGACAGACAGTACGACAGTCTTCCAAGAGTCTTCCGATACAACTATCAGAAGCAGCCTTGGTTCTTGTTTGTAAGAAACATTAACAGAAGCGTTCTTGCCCCTAAAGTAAACTCTCTAACACCTATCAACGGTGGTACGAGACGCTATAACTTTGGAGCTTCAGAAGACGCTCGGTATATCTCAATGGACTGCTTTATCAAAGCTCCTGCCGAAGAGGATATGCCTAAGTTGATGGAAGAGCTTGCTGACTTCCTAGACGTTGGAGAAACGGTAATCCAATTCTCTGATAACAAAGACCGCTACTACAAAGTTATGCTAGATGGTTCAACAGACCTTTCTCAAACGCTTCACGTAGGAACGTTAACACTGACTTTCGTAATGCTTGAGAATACCTCTATTGGTAAACAGGTTGTAGAAACTGTTGAGATAGATAGTATGGAAGGCTCTGTACCGTTTATCGAGCTTAACAACATGGGTACGGCAGACGCTTATCCAACCTATCAGTTAACCTTTGACGAGCCAGCTGGATATGTCGACCTTGTTGGTACAGACACTTCAGCTAACGTATCAATTGGACGCCGTCCTAAAGACACTAACGATGAAACTAAAGTAGACCTACGTCCACGTAAGTTCTATAGTAAGTTTACCACCACGGATGGAGCAGGCTGGATGAACATGAACGACACGCAGCTTCCTAACTTTGAAGGGGTTTCGGCTAAGCTTCAAGGAAGCGTTCAAAGAGCCAACGGAATTGGTAATCAGGACAAGTGGAACTACGGCGACACGAATCATAAAGGACACCATGGAGCAGGCATTATTGCCAACCTTCAAAAGAACGTTGACGACTTCTATTTAGAAGCTTCTGTGGTAGCTACAGGTAAGCCTGTTAAAAACTCTCTGAATGCTATCTTCGTAGTATTTTATGATGAGAACAACAGCCCTATAGCATACATGAAAGTTGGCTCAAGACCTCAAGAAGGTAACCTAGATTGTTACGTGGCTTATGCAAGCGATTGGACTAAACGTAGAACGCTTTATAACGGAACCAAGTGGAAAGACTTCTGGGGCAAGGTTTCTGTACAGCGTAGAGATAACCGCTGGAGATTAGTTGTTGGACAATACTCTAACAGAAAGACTAACCCAGCTCCTGAATCAGTTTTCAACTATGGTCAAGGAATGCTTAAAGACACAATGGACACAGGTTGGTTCGACCTTCCATCCGAGTCTTGGGGAAAGAAGTTTGCCAGAGTTGGAGTGTTCTTCAGCCAGTATCATAACAGACCTAAGCTAGGCCACTTGTCACTTCGTAGATTAATCGTGTGGGAAAACTTAGAGAACTACAGAGAGAATCCTATTGAAGGAACTCCAATCATGTTCCATGAAGGCGACACGGTTGTAATTGACTCAAGCAAAGCTCAAACCTACCTTAACGGAGAATTAACGCCAGCTTTAGTAGACCCTATGACCGACTGGTTCCCAATAACCAAAGGTGATAACTACATTGGAGTTAATAACTTTAAAGGTAAGATTGACATAGTATATAACGAACGATTTAAATAAGGAGGAAAAGTATGATTACAGTATTAAATGCAAACGGACAAACAGTAGCGCATTTTGTCAATAACGTTAGCGAAGGGGTACCATACTTTGAGCCTACCATGACGGAGAATATAGAGACGTTGGTTTCAACGTTCTCTTTCTCTGTACCTTTGGAGTGTGAAGAGACCCAATACCTGACAGGCCTTAACAAGGTATTAACAAAGGATAAGGATGGTGACTTACGCCAGTTTAATATCATCCATACAGAAGAAGTTTTCCAAGAGGTTGGCTCTCGTATTTTAGTGGAGTGTGAGGACTTCTCGATTAGCGAAATGAATGACACTGTAATCTATCCTTTCGATGGCCACAACCTTGGAGACACCTTAACGAAAGCTGTCAAAGGTACTGGATGGGGTGTAGAATACGCTGCCGACACATGGCAAGAAGGCGAAGTACCTTTCGTTCTATCCGACTACACAAACATGCGAGAAGTGTTCGGAAACATTCAGAAAACCTATGATGTAGACTTTAAGTTTACAGCTGAGAGAACAGCCTTTAACCAGACTAAACGGATTGTCAAAGTCTATAAGAACAGAGGCGTTCAGACAGGCCGTTACTTTACCTATAACAGAGACGTTATTGGAATCACTCGGGACGTGCAGTATGATACAATTAAGACAGCTATCTTGCCTTACTACACAGGCGTTGAAGGAAAAGTGTGGACGCTTACTAACTGGTCTCCAGTAAACCCTATTGAAGGATTCACAAAGGATAAAGAAAGCCCTCTGATTGTTCATAACCAAGCTCACTCAGACTATGACGAACCATTCTTCTTCAAGGCAATGCCATTCAAAGCTTCTGCTTCAAACCCTGAGCAAGTTTACCGACAAGGTGTAGAAGAGCTTCTAAAACACATTGCACCAGTCTATACGTACACCGTTAACGTAATCCTTCTAAACCGTGTCCAAGGATGGGAAGGAGAAACCTTAGCCCTTGGCGACACAGTATGGATGAAAGAGCGAGTAGGCTCTCGTGAAATTGGATTGGAAGCACGTGTTATCGAATACGTTTATCACGAAGACGACCCAAGCCTTGATGAAGTAACCTTTACTAACTTCCGTGAAATTGACACTTACGACACCTCTGACATTGCAGGTATCCGAGACGCTTTAAACGACCTTAAAGACCAAGTAGGCTCTAACACAGTTATTATTGAGAGCACTAGAGAACAGATTAGTAAGCTTGAGGAAGGCCAAGCAGGAATCATCACTGACCTTAATGGAAAGAACTCTATAAGCATTGGTGACACGCCTAAGCCAAACCCTATCGATGGCGACACATGGTTCTCTACACGTGTTAACGAAGCTGGCCAAACAATCCATGAGATTAAAGTTTGGGATGGCGTTGAGAAGGTATGGAAGCTTTCAATGGATACTTCTAAAGCCTTTGAAGCAGAGGACACTGCTAAGGCTGCTCAGAAAGACGCTGAGGAATCTCTTGACAAGGCTAACCAAGCTGTAGAAGACGCTGACACTGCTAAGACAGCTGCTCAAGAAGCTTTGGATAGATACAACAAGCTTATGATTAGTGGCCGTAACCTAGCTCTTAACTCTCAAAAGATTACAGTTCCTGACACAAGCCCTAACACAACGGCTCGTAGAAAGACTATTCCATTATCTATTCCAACTAAGTTAGGTACAGACTACAAGCTTAAATTTAAGTACAAGCTTACTGAAGGTACTTTGCCAGAAGGAATCACAGTAGGTATCTACAACGTTCCTAAGCTTGCATGGGCTTCTAACATAGTTACTATTCCTACCGATGGAAAAGATGAAGGAGAGCTGTTCGCAGAGCTTACTACAACTGCTACTGAAGGTGATGTCCTACTTATCTATCAGGGAGTTAGAAGCGCTGTTAAGAACGGAGATAACTTTGACTTTACAGAAGTCTACCTTGTGGAAGGAGATAAGATAGGCGATTGGCAACCAGCTCCAGAAGACGCTATCGCAAGCATTACAAATATCAATGGAGAAATCACTTCCTTAGTTACTAAGACAGATGGATTGGAAACAAGTTATAGTCAAATCTCACAAACGGTTGATGAAATCCAGTTGACAGTTGGTGACAAAGCTGATAAGAGTCAAATCACACAGCTTCAAGACCAGATTAACCTACGAGTTGAGAAAGACGATGTAATCAACCAGATTAACGTTTCTACCGAAGGCATTATCATTGACGGTGCAAAGGTTCAGATTACAGGTAAGACATACATTGAGGACGCTGTTATTACAGACGCTATGGTGGCTGACCTTTCAGCAAGTAAGCTTACAGCAGGAGTTATCGACGCTTCTAAAATCAATGTAACAAACCTTGACGCAAGCCAGATTAAAGTAGGCACTCTCCAAGGTATTGAAATAAGCGGTTCTAAATTCATTAACTCTTGGGATAAAACAGAGTCTATCAGTGGAGGACAAGCTCATCGAGTAGGTACTACGGTTATTAGTGAAGGAAGTATTTTACAAGATAACGATACCTTTGTAATCCCTACAGGTGAATCAGAACGATTACGAAGTGAGGAGAATACGCTAATCCAGTACGGTAGATTAACTAACATCACCAAAAACTATGATGTAGCAACTGGAAAGATTCTACAATCTACTTCGGAAGGCTCCATCTCAGGTTCTGGAATCTCTCTTAATGGAGCAGATTTAATTAATGGCGTTCAAAACTCAGGGGTACTAACACCAGAGAAACTAACTTTCCAAACCATCAAAGGAACTTCTGTGACAGGTACGACAGAGCTTAGTGGAGGGCTTATCAAAGTTGATGGAAGAAGTCCTAATATTTCTGGATGGGGTCAAGGTTCTAATAAGAGTAACTTTGGAAATGGCACACTACTTAGATTTGGTGCTCTTGAATCAGTAGGTTTTAACACTAATGTAGACAGCGTAAACTCTCTTGTACTCAGAACTACTGGCTATGAGGCTTTCCAAGCGCAACGTGACGCTAGAATTAAGTTCCAAGCAACAGTTCTTCTTCAAGGTGGAGATGGCGCTAATGAGTCTGACTACGCCTACGCTAAAATGCAAATCAAGAACACTTGGGAAGAGCTTGCTGACCAATCTACAAATACCCAAGGTGGAGTAATGTTAATGTCAGCTGTATCTTCTGCTTGGGATAAGCCTGTAAGGCTTCAGCACGTAGGTACTGCGACAGTTGTTATCAACGTTAAGAAAGGCCAGTACTTCGGAGTTGTGGTAGAGCTTCGGGCAAGCCGTAACAACTTGTTTGCGGGAAGGTTAGTAAACGTATCACTTGAGGAAATGTTCCCAATTTAATAATTAACAGGAGTTAGAAGCACTCTTCAAAAGCTTTGGGAGGGTAGCGGGAATAATATTAGAAAGGAGATTCATACATGGTTAAAGTAAACGATGTACTAAGCTATGTCAACGGACTTGTCGGAAAAGGCGTGGACGCTGACGGATGGTATGGCACACAGTGTATGGACTTAACAGTAGACGTTATGCAACGCTTCTTCGGATGGCGTCCATATGGTAATGCGATTGCTTTAGTTGACCAGCCTTTACCAGCTGGATTCCAAAGAATCCGTACCACAAGCTCTACACAAATTAAAGCTGGTGACGTTATGATATGGGGTTTAGGATACTATGCTCAATATGGTCACACAGGAATCGCAACAGAGGATGGGAGAACTGACGGAACCTTTGTCAGTGTTGACCAAAACTGGATTAACCCAAGCCTTGAAGTAGGCAGTCCAGCAGCTGCTATTCATCACAATATGGATGGTGTATGGGGAGTTATCAGACCTCCTTACGAAGCTGCTTCAACGCCTAAACCACCTGCACCAAAACCAGATAAACCAAATCTAGGACAATACAAAGGAGACGATGATATTATGTTCATCTATTACAAGAAGACTAAGCAAGGAAGCACTGAGCAATGGTTCGTTATCGGAGGTAAACGTATCTACTTACCAACAATGACTTACGTAAACGAAGCTAACGACCTTATCAAACGCTATGGTGGAAACACTAATGTAACGACTTACAACCACGACAACTTCGGATTAAAGATGATGGAAGCAGCTTTACCACAAGTTAAAGTATAAGCATTAAGAAAAGCCCAAGGGAAGGTTACTCCCAAGGGCTTTTTGTTTGTATTCAAAGCATTATTTAAGCTTTCCAATATCCTTACGCTGCTTTCTCATAGCTTCTGCAATCCTGTCGGAAAGTCTTCCAGCTCTTAATGAAGCTTTCTCAGACTGTATTCCGATGTTTCTAAACGAAGCTAGCGGAATGCTTTTCTTACCTGTAATATCGCTTTTCTTAATAACTCCAGCAGTGATTCCTGAAGCGTCAAACGACTTCGGAAGCTTGTAGAAGTTATCGTTACGGTAGTTTAAAATAGCGTTTCGACCTCCTCTAAGGTGTACTCAGTTTGTGGAGTAGCTTCGTCAACAGCTTTCTGCTGAGCCTTCTCAATAGCTACACTCATGAAGCGTTCCATATAAAGCAATCGAGCCTGACTGTAAGAAAGTGTCGGATAACGTGCGTTGCCATTGTAGTCTGCAACAGCCATCTCCAAGAATATCTTCAAGGCTTCTGCACCAAAGCGTTCAATATCCTTCTTCATGATTGCTCGTAAAGTTTGTAGGGAAGCGTTGATAGGAACTCTCCCATACTTCTGTTGATTAAGGTGTGCCACATACTCCATGAAAGTAGTAGTATTCCAAAACTCTACTGGAGCGTTTCGCCAATCCTTTGTGTCAACCTTATTCCCTTCAGCGTCTTTATAAAGCTTATTCTCTTTAGTTCTTATCCAAGCCATAATAAAACCTCTCCTTAAATCTTTGATAAATCCATCATAGCACATGGTGGGTGGATTGTCAACTCCTTTTGCACAACTTTTACAAGGCAGTTTCAAAGGCGACTGAAAGGAGTCCTTTAGGCTGTGAGGAAACTTCCGAACGCCTTTCTCCTATACTATATGCTACAGCTATGCTTAAACCTAAAGACCTTACGGTCTTAAAGTTCAAGTAATAAGCTTCGTTAACACTTCAGCTACAACCTCCTAAAGTCGGTTGTGAAACTCTTTAGTAAACTTCTCTTTCTCTCTCTTAAAGACCCTAAGACCATTATACAGCTTTTCGATAATCCTGTCAAGCGATTTTGTAGAAGAACTTTTATGGAGTATGTATTTGTAAGGTTATTGTAATCTTTGTAACAAAACTGTAACAATAAACTTTATAAAATGTTCAAAACAGCTTGACTTTTACATTATAGTATGCTATACTAATGAAGTAGTAAAGATGAAGAAAACAACTTAGGAGGAAATTAAATTATGGCTAAAGGTTTAGAAGCAATTGCACAAGCAGCACAAGCACAATCAAAAGGTTCTGGTGAGCAATCTAAAAAGACTTACCTTAAAAAAGGACAAAGCATTCGTGCACGCATTCCAGTAGACACATTAGAAAACTTACACGTAAACCAAGTGGTATCAGTATTTGAACCGCAAGTGTTACCTACTTTATCATACCATGCAGAAGGTCGTACAGACGTGCGCGACTTATATCATGAAGCAACTGAAATCATGTTAGCAGACCACCGTGCTAAAGTTGAATCAGGGGAAATCGAACGTGGTTCACAAGCTGATAAAGACTCTTATAAAGCAGCTCGTATCTTAACTCCAAAACCACTTATCTTATTTGGTGTAATTCCTTTGGCAGACTTCACGCAAGGCACTAAGAAAACTAACACTTACCCAGCTGGTGAGCCAATCTTATTAGAAACTAACTTAGGCCGTGACAATGCCAACATTGACGCTTTAACGAACTTCTTATCAAAAGAAACTAACGCTAAGAAATTCCCTAAGAAAGCCTTTGAGATTACTTGCGAAGCGGCTAACCGTTACACTTTCACACCTTTAGACGACGAAGATTTAACGCCTGAAGAATTAGAAGTTTTCAAAGCTACAGAAGGCGCTACAGTACCTGAAGAAGATTTCGAGAACGCAATCTTTGAAAGCACTATTGAACGCCAAATTGAAGACTTGAAGAAAATTGGTTTCGATACAACTCGTTTACCAAACTTACCTACAGCTGCTCCAGTCGCTGACAAAGGCGCTGACGAAGTGGGTACAGTAGACCCTTCAGGAATCGATTTCTAAAAACTATACGAGGGGCTTCGGCCTCTCTCCTATTATAGGGAGGACATAAAGCATGAAGAAAGACACACCAAAAGTGAATCCAATTAAGTTTACAGAAGAGGATTACTTCCGCCTATTACAGACAGTCGTTATGACAAACACTTTCATCGGCTCTCTATCAGCTGGCTTCCAAGGTAAAGAACGCTTAGAGAAGATTACTAAAATCGCTGAGAATATGTTCGTTCTTAACCGCTTGATGGAATCTGCTGAAAGCAATGGTGAAGACTGGGGCGACGAAATGTTGCTAGACTCTTTATACACGGATTCAGAAGTTCTTGTAACTAAGTATAAGCACTTGTTATCCGAAGCTCAGTTAGAGTCAATCAACAACTCCATTAAGAACTTTGCAGAATCGGCTGAGAAAGCTCGTAAAGAAGCTTACGAAGAAAAGGTTGCTCAAGCCGAAGTAATCGACTTTGAAAAGGCCAAGAAGAAACGAGGCAAGTAGCCATGGATAGATTAGAGTTTTTTATGAAGGTTATTGCAGAGCCTGTTGACAAACAAGCTACTCCTCCACATCCTTTAGCAATTACCTTTTCTGACACCTTTTACCGAGATGACTTTCCACTAAGCCAACTTTATGACGAAGCAATCGCAGAGACTTTATGGAATGCCTCGTATGAAATCCTTCATAACGGAATGGCTAAAGCTAAGTCAGTAAAAGTATTCATTACAATCTTCAATCCAAGCACCTTAATGGAAGGGACACTCGTGTACGAAGCTATTTCAGAAGACTTACAAGTGGCAGTAGACACAGGTGTTGTTGAAAACGTTGAATGGGAATCTCGTGAGTCAGTGTTTCAACATAATTTAAAAGAGTTCTTTAAAGGATTCTAATGGATTACTCAAAGTTTAAGTTAGGCGATACAGTAATGTATCAGGGGCAGCTTTGTGGAGCAGGTACTGTTATCAACGGTAATACCTACACTGTTGTACAGCTTACCACAAAGCCTCGCCACGCCTTTATCATAGATGAACATGGCAACAAGAAGCTTATCCAAATGGGGTTCAACTTCGCTAAAATAAAAGAAGCTTAAAAAGTGTTCAAAAACGCTTGACAAAAGCTTTTAATTATGTTATAGTAATAGATGTAAAGAGCGGTTAGTGTAATGGTTAGCACAACAGTCTCCAAAACTGTTAGAGAGGGTTCGATTCCTTCACTGCTTGTTCAAATAAGTATTATGGAGGTTTGTGGAATGAATGTTGAAAGTCGAAATAGTGAGAAAGCATGGAACCGTGCCATTGTGAAAGCTGAGCAGGAAGCTGCTAAAAAGAAAATGGAGCGCCTTGCTAAAATGCGTGCCAAAAGTAAACGTAAATAACTCCATAAAGTAGGTAAGATGGATTTCTTATCTGCTGTTACATAAGGGAAGTCCCCGACTGCAAAGGAGAGCTAGCTACTCACCAAAGCCTCGCCCGACATCCCTAACCAGTCAGTTAGCATAGTTTGGGTTAATGCACAACAGTCTTCCTATAGCGCTTGTCGGAGGCTGATTGGGAAAGGGGTTCGAGTCCTCTACTGGCGTCTTACATACTTCCTCAGTAGGGCTATATAGAAGTGAAAAGAAACGTAACGTGCTTTTATATGGTGTGAAGAAGAGGTTGGTAAAGGGAACGCTCAATAATCCTTTACTGTAAAGCTTATTCCGTAGCGTGCTAAACGACTAGGAGCGGAGCATTTTGTTATCCATAGGAGGGTAGTAGCAATCCTCGGCCAAAACTAGCTACACATGTGATGGGAGGCGTCCAACTGCCTCGGCCAAAATGTTGAACATTACCGATACGCTGTTAACATTGGCCTGTAGGGAGGCTACCAACAGCGAATTAGCCAAGAAGTCAAGAGTAGCTCCCTAGTGAAGTCTTCTGAAGCTGGAGTTGGCTACCAGCAGCCTTATACTCGGGATACAGAATGTTGTCCACCTTGGATAAGTTCTGTGAGGCGGTTCGATTCCGTCTATAAGGCATTGGCTGTTTATCAGCTTATTCTAAAACACCTCTTTCATAAGACATTACCTCCTTTCGATTAGAGCAGCCTGTGGAACGGCTGTTCTTTTTTTGTTCAGAAAAGCTTGACAAAGTTTTAATACTGTGTTATGATTTATTCATCAAAGAGTTAAGGAGAGGTTTTATGAAACGGATTGTAGTTGATTTGTTTTTCTATGCTATTCTTCTAGTTATTGTAGTGGCGTTGATAGTTTTTCTTAATAACTCAGTGCCAGCTTTAGCTTTTAAAGCTATAGTAAGTTTAGTTTGGATGTCAATGTTAACAGCTTGGTTATATACTTTAATGTAGAGGAGAGGTTTTATGAAGAGTTTAGGAATATCTAAGGTAAATTACGTATGTAGACATTACGGAGGAACGGTTCTTGAAGACGAAGTTGTAGAGATTGTTGGAGAGTGGTCTAGCGCTCTAGGAGACCACATTATGGAAGTGTTGCCAATGGATTCAGAATCCAGAGATGAAACGGTTGTTATCAAAGCTTATAATATCCATAGAATGAGTCCAGAAGAAGTATTAGTTTACCATTTAAATAATCTTGAGTGTGACTTATTCGCCAATGTAGACTATGGCGGAGAGCATATTACAGAAGATTACGTTGACGGTTATTTGAAAGCATTAAAAGATATTAAGGAGGCTGTTAAGTAATGGAAGACTTAGTGACAATTTCATACAGTGAGTACGAAAGACTATTGAAAGCAGAGGCATTCCTAGAAGCTTTGGAAGCTGCTGGAGTAGACAAATGGGAAGGATATGCTGAGGTAATCTTTAGAGAAGAGGAGGAAGCCTAATGGAGCAAAGTAAGTATTTTGTGGCCTTCCTTGTGACAGCAGTAATATTAGGAGCAATTGCACTAACTTGGTTAGCAGTCTATATGATAGATGTATTCGTAGTCTTATGGTTCTTAGTATGCTTAGTTATTTTTGTATGGGCTTCAAGCTAAAGGAGGAGTTTTAATGGAAACCATGTACACAGTTATTTATGAAAACCACGTAGAAAGCGAGCCATCACTTTGTGGAGGAAGCTTCTTGACGGACGCTCCAAAATCTGATACAATTACCTTAATGAAATTCGGCTCAAGAGTTTTTGAGGTTACCTTTGTGGATAAAGCCGAGAAGAAGATTTATGCGAAACGAATTAGATAGGAGCTGTTGGAATGCTTGATACAATCCACTTAACAAAGGACATTAAAATACATGTGGACATCCAGTCTTACCTAGAGCGTTTTGAATGGGAACATGCAAAGTGGACTGAAGACCGTTTAATAGCGGCCTCTCCATTCCGTTCGGACAGCCATCCAAGTTTCTTTGTAAACTATAACAACGACTGGGCAGGCACATGGGGAGACTCAGGTACTGGCGATTCAGGAAACTTCATCCAGCTTGTAGCAGAGCTTCACGACACAGATTATGAAACAGCTTTTGAAATGCTGAAAGAAGAGTTTTGGATTAGACCTTATGAAGCTCCTTCAATATCTGTTAAGCTAGGAGTTAAGAAAGAGAAGTCAATCTTTGACATACCTGTCCATAATCCATCGCCATATCTGTTAGGAAGAGGAATCTCAGAGGAGACACAGCAGCTTTACAGAACCTCTGAGGACGAGTATAAAGTATGTCTTCCATACATTAACGGAATGGGATTAGCAACAGCTTTGAAATACCGTCGGACAGACTCTAAAGACTTCTTCTATGAGGCAGGTAACAATCATTTAAAAAGTATGTTGTTCGGCTATCATGCAATCTATGTAAAGCTTCCTAAAACTGTTGTTATATGCGAGGCTGAGATAGACGCTATGACAGCTTATGAGATGGGATTCGTAGGTATTTCATTAGGGGCTGCTAACCTTATTGAAAACCAAGTGGAACTCATTAAGAAAGTTGGTCTTGACAACATTATCATAGGCACTGATAACGACACCAAAGGAAACTTAGCAGCAGAAGAGATTGACCAAGCCTTTTGGAAGACTCATAAACTATTCCGTTACGAAATGCCTGATGGATATGACTTAAACCAGTACTGGCAAGAGTTTAAAAAGGCTCCACCAATCCGTAAGATAAGCGAACCTAAACTGCTTAGAAGAAAACTCTGGTGGGTACAGTAAAATAAACTTTAGAAAGAGGCTTGACAAGGCCTCTTTTTTATGCTATCTTAAAGGAGTAGTAAGGAGATGTTAAAATGAAATTGAAGAATTATAAAAAACCTTGGATACAAGAAGACATTGACTATTTAGAATGGTTCTACCAGAACCCTGAAGAAGGCTCCATCAAAAGTGTTGCAGAGTTTTTAGGAAGGACTCCTGAAAGTGTTAAAACTAAGTATTATGAATTACGCAGACAAGGCTTGTTAGAATATCCATCAAGTATCAATAAGAAATGGACTGAAGAAGAGCGCAAATACGTATTAGACAACTACGGAAAAATCCCTAACAAGGAAATGGCAAGAAAGCTTGGCGTAAGCACCGCCAGAATAGTTCAGTTAAATTGGTATCACACTCATAAAAAATAAAAGTGTGAAAGGCCTTGACAAATAGTTACAAACGTGTTACAATAGTGAGGTAGAAATTTTTAGGAGGATTCCAATGAGAAAACAGACCCTTTTGGAAAAGCTTAAACTAGTTACAGGAAAGACAGATAAAGAGCTAAATCCAACTCTTTCACATATACATATTCAACTATGTGGAGGCTCTGGTACAGGCGGTAAGTTCGGAGCCGCTAAAGTTCCATACGACTATTCAGACAACTTCTTATTTAACTCTCCTGCCAGAGTTACCCAAGAGCAAATCTACAAGCAGTTGGAAGTCTACGTGGGAAGCTTCAAGAGAGACTTCATTAAAGACGGTAACGTAAACCAAGATGAACGGCCAATCAAGAATCTATACTTATGGAGTGAGAACAAAGGCAATGGGAAAACTTCTACGGCAGCTGCTCTCCTAAATGAGTATATGTTCATGTCTTGGCAAGCTTCGGTAATCCGTAAAACAAACATGAAACAACCACCTGCCTACTTCCTTGACGTAAACAGTTTCCAAACGCTTTACAACAAGTTTACTAGAAATGGAATCGCAAAAGACATTGCAGAAAAGACTTCACGAGAGTATTATGAAATGATGGAACTAGCAGAGTCCGCTCCTTTAGTAGTGTTCGATGAAATAGGTAACCGAAGCGCTACTGAAGCTTTCCGAGCAGACCTTCACGACATCATTAACAAACGAATGGTAAACAAGCTTCCGTCAATCTTTACAAGTAACCATCCAATTGACTACTTGGAACAAGTGTTTGATGAACGCTTAGCAGACCGTGTACGTGAACGAACTATCGTGTATCATTTCGAGGGCGATTCACATAGAGGAATATAGGAGGAATTAGGATGGCTTCAATTGCAGCTGAAATGCTATTATCAAAGGTTATTAACGAAAATGATGTACAGGCGCTTAACCGTCACGGAGTAAGTGAAGAGCTATTCCAATCACCTATTCATAAAGACGCCTACAACTTCATTATTAAATTTAGTCGTGAGAACGAAGGTAATGCACCTTCTTATCAAACGCTATTACAAAAGGTTCCTGAACTGGATTATCAAAGTTCCACTGAAGAATCATTTACAAGTCTTACTAAAAGCTTAAAGAACTCTCGTTTACAAGTAGACACAGCAGCTTTTATCAATCAAGACTTAGGGGAGTTCTGGGAAAACTCTGTTAAGAGTGACGACCCAACAGAATTTATCAACCAGACTATTGCAGCTTTAGAACAGATTAAGGCAGAGCACAATGTAGGAGGAGCTTCAGGGAGACGTTTAGAGAAAGCTTCTGAATGGTATCTTGAAGAGTTCTACAAGCGTAAAGAAGGCCTTTCAGTTAAGTTCTGGGATAGCCATTTTGAAAGCTTAACAGAGCTTATTGGTGGAGGCTATCAATCAGGTAACGTATACACGTGGTATGGCCGCTCTGGCCGTGGTAAATCCACAATCACTTTAGTAGAAGCTATTGAAGCAGCTGTACAAGGAGCTAACGTTTTAATGTGGGTTCTTGAAATGCCTAAGTATGAGTTCGCTTCTCGTGCAATCTCTTTCATCTCAGCACGTGATGAAGTTAAGAAAAGTCGTATCAATGGTTCTGACTACTTGGCAGGATTTAACATTGCCAACCTTACTCAAGCAGCTTTCGATACAGCCGAAGAAGAACAAGACTTTGTGGATTTCATCAACAGCTTAAACGATAAGTTGGAAGGCTCTATCACAATCCGTGCAGTGGATGATGAAGACTTTATGAACCGCTCATTGAAACAGCTTGAACGAGACATCGTAGAAAACGGTGCTGACGTTGTAGTAATCGACCCTTTCTACTACTTGCATTATGAGAAGAACACCTCTAAGACAGCAGGTGGAGACGCTTCTGAAACGTCTAAGAAACTACGCTTATTAGCAGGTCGTACTAAAACGGTTATCCATGCCATCACACAGGCTGAAGAAGACTCTAATGAAAAAGGTGGAGACGAGCGTGAGCTAAACATTCCAAAACGTTCTAACGTTAAAAAGACCATGTCACTGCTTGAAGACGCCGCTTATGTATTAGCTTTCGATAGCTGTGATAGCCGCTTTGCTGTAGAGGTTGTTAAAGGCCGTTCAGGAAACGAAGGTAAGCAGGTAGAGGGTATCTTCTTACCAGTTATCGGATATGTTGAGGAAAGCTCTGATGAAGCTGTCACCGATGTTTTTGAAGGCATTGAATTTTAGGGAGGAATTTACATGGAATTAACACGAGAAGTAGGAACTTTCTGGAAGTATCCTGACAACTTATTGCACTTTCTGATAATGGGAACTGTTGGAGGGAAATATCAAGTTGTCTACTTTGATAGCTTTGATAGTCAGTGTTACTATGCAGAAATGTCTGAAAGCCAAACAGAGAGTTTTGTACCTAGCTGTGATTGGGAAATTAATAAAACTCTTATTGAAGAGCTTTCAAAGGGAGGAAGCCAATGAGCTATTACCTATCACAAATGAACAACCTTAAAGAAAAGATTCGCTATGAGAAGACTTCTGTTAAGCTTATCCGAGAAAGCATTGAGCATATCGGAAAGCCTACAGGAGAATATTCTCTAGGCTACACCGACGCTTTGAAGATGGAATTACTAATCCACCAGAAGATGTTAGAAGACGCTCAGGAAGAGTTAGTGAAGCTTGAGAAAGAGCGTAACAGATAGGAGGAATAAATATGAATTTAATCACGGAAGAATATATTATAACTAGTAATAAAAGCAACTCAAAGATTTTTAAAGACGTTCCAGTAGGTTCTAAGTTTAAAGTAGTATTAAATCTAAACACATACAGGGGATATGGCCAGCAAAAAGAAGAGGTTGAGGTTTGTATTGAAGCAGCCTTCACTAGAGCTGTGATAATCCATAATACTACTTTGGCCAACGTTAGAAAGGTACTTAAGTCAAACTCTATTCGATATGAGTTAGCTAATTAATAACAATAGTGTTCAAAGGGGCTTGACAAAAGCCCTTTTTTGTGTTATACTAGTCAGGTAGGAAGGAGCTAAACAATGACCGCAACTAAAGAACTTTGGAAGCCTTTGGTATTCAAGGGAATCCACTCAGACATTTACGAGGTTAGTTCTGAAGGTTTAGTGAAAAACAAGTTGACTAATAGGTTATTAAAGCCCCAAGACTCTGGCTATTTACATGTTAGAATACCTCTTGACGGCAAGTATTACAACGCTAGAATCCATCGAATTGTGGCAGAGACCTTTTGTGAAAGGCCTGTGGGATGTAATGTGGTAAATCATATCAACGGCAATAAGAAGGATAATCGAGCGGCCAACCTTGAATGGATTACTCAAAGAGACAATGTTATCCACTCTATCAGGTTACGTGAAGAGGAATCTAAAACCCTCACAATGATTGAGAAAATGGATATGCTTCTGGAAAGACTATTAAAATCCCCTGAAGCAAAAAATGAATTTATGGAGGAATATGTAGAATGGCTAAAGGGCTAAAGGCAATTAACGAGGCGGCAGGAAAGACTCTAGTAGACACTATTGCAGAGGACTTTGAACGCCAATTAAATAAATGGGGGGCAACTGGTTATACATACGATAGCGACGTACACCACCAGCTTATGCGAGACTATCTTAAAGTAGTTGACCGAAACCCTTTTGAAGACTTCCCAGAAAACGTTCCAGTATTCCGCTCAAGTGGGACTGGTAAATGCTTACGTGAACAGACTTTGTTCGCTATTGATAAGCTTGAAGGAAGCGACCGAAAAGACCCTCCTAAAATGCAGTCTCACCAAAGCCGTTGGGTACAGATTGGAACCAAGGTGGGGGACATGATTCAGGAACAAGTCTTAATGATGGAGAAACATTACCAACGCTTCACGAAAGAGGAGTGCCACTTCCGTTTTGAACGAACTGAAGAAGGCTTCCCGCACTTTGAAGAGTTCTCAACAACCTTCAAGAAGTATAAGTCAGGCCGTATGGAGTTCATTACAGGAGGCTCTATGGATGGCATTATGATTTGGACTGACCCAGCCACTGGAGAAGAGTATCGTGTAGGCCTTGAGGTTAAGTCTAAACAAACTACTCCAGCAGCTACTAGCAAGTTCTCTATGAGACAGCCTAACTCAAAACACGTATGGCAGGTTAAGAACTATGCTATGTTAAAAGACTTAGACATGTATTTAATTGTCTATGTAAACTGCGCTCACAAGTCTTGGGAAATGACTGAAGAAGACTATGCGAAGAATCCAGACTTACAAGTATTCGGTGTAGATATTACCGAACAAGATAAGAAAGACGTCCGCAATCGTTTCTTCACAGCGATTGAACATGCTCATGCAGGAACGCTTCCTCCATTAGAGCTTAGTGGATTTACTTTCAGCGACTATAAATACGCCTTGGCAAACAGCCTTACTTACAAGGAATTAGAAGAGCTTGAGAAACAAGCTGTATCTAAGTTTGACCAGAAGGCCTTAGAAGAAATTAAGAAGATTAGAGGAGATGTTAAGTAATGAACGAAAGCATTTATGATGGCATTCCAGAAATCGATTTAAAAGATATGTCCTTTGGAGTGTTTATTAAATTCCGTTGCGATAAATGTATTAAACCACTAGCAATGCACATTAGTGAGCTTTCTAAAGAAATGTTAGACACAACTTACTTACAGCGTGAGGCAGGAGAATCTAATATCATTCTAAAAGACATTAATACAGGTCTTGAAATGGCATTTGACTTAATTGATGTTGTAGCTTACTCTACTAAAGAGATTGCTTTAGGTGATATAGAAGCATATTATAGTTTCGCTGAACATATGGCTGACATGATGTTGGGAGAAGATGGCCAATGAGATTTATTAGTTTTGACGTAAGCAGCGTTTCAACAGGCGTTGCAGTAATTGACAGAGAGCCTTCTGGATACCTTACTCTAATCCATACAGACATCATTAGTACGAACCCTAAGCATAACGTAGGGCGCCGATTAAAAGACTTTGCTGAAGCTGTTCAGATTCTTCTTGAAACGTATCGGCCAGACTATGTTGTTAAAGAACAAACAATCGCTCGGCTGGCTACTCAGCACGTCTTGTTGAAGTTTGCTGGAGTCTTAGAAATGATTGCTTCAAATGAAGGATTCCCTAAGATTTATGAATACTCTCCTACGACTGTTAAAAAGGTTGTGGGAGGCCACGGCAGGGCTACGAAAGAAGCTGTCTTAATGGGCACTACTAAATACATTAATTGGAATGAGCCTATTGACTTAGTTATCGACGACATTTCTGACGCTGTAGCAATCTGCTTAACACACCTTGACAAAGAGTTTGTGTTAGTTCCTTTGGGAGAAGTTGAGAAAGCTAAAGAAGAGGCAATGGTAGTGGAGGCAGAGGCTTCTAAGTACCTTGAGGAGGAAAGCATTTGAAACAGCAATTAAGACTAGCGATTTGTGGAACCTCTCGTGCAGGCAAGGATACTTTCGCTAACGTACTTGAAGATAAGCTTGTTGAAATGGGATTTGCTGAGGCTGATAAACTAGCCTTTGCAGACCCCTTAAAACAGCTATACAAAAACTACTTCTTTTATAAGGAAGACAAAGAAAAGCCTAGAGACGCTTACGTTACAATCGGTAATGCTATGCGAGAAGTTGATGAAGACGTGTGGATTAATCACCTTCTAATAGCTGCTGACGAAAGCTGGGTAAGAGGCTACTCCGTATTAGTTACGGATGTACGTTACGAGAACGAGGCCAAAGTCCTTATGGACAAGTTTGGTTTCATTCTTATTAAAGTAGACGCTGACGGATTGATACGTAAGCAGCGTGCAGAAAGTCTCGGAGAAACCCTTGACTTAAACAATAGCGGAGACGCTGAGGTAGGCTTCATTAAAGAAGACCTGTTGGTAATAAACAACGGAGAGGACGATTTAAAGCAAATGGAACGTTACGCTGAAATAGCAATCAATATGGCTCAGGAGGTTGCTAATGGCTAATTCATTAACCCCTCATAAATCATACTACGAGAGATTAGTAGAGGCGGATAAAAGCAACGACTTCCGCAAGATTTTGATTAGGTTAATGAATAGAGTTATCATGAAAGTAAAGGTTCCCATTGAGGTTAGAGAAGAGTTTTGCATGGACGTACTGACAATGTACTACGAGCGCTTTGGTGCAGTAGACGTTCCAGACAGCCTAGCAAACATCCTTTCAACATACTACCTACAAGACGACACTAGAGGAGACTTTGGTGGAGAGAATAAGTTCGCTCGTTGTTCAAAGTTTGAGTACAGCTTCGCTTCTGATAAGAAGGAGAAAAGAATCCGTACAGAAGACTTGTACAAAGAGTGCCCTATTAAATTAGACGTTCTGGAAGGCAATGGTTACACTCGTGATAGCATTGTTACCGATGATGAAGTAGCCAATGCAGAGCTTCGAGCAGACCTCATTAAAGCGATTGATAAAGCTGGATTAACACCTGAAGAAAGAATGGTGATTGAGCTTAATTTAATCCAAGATTACACAATGCGTGAGATTGAGGTAATGGATGGAATGCCTTCACGAAGCACTTTGAGTCGTTACTTAAAGAGTGCTCGCAAGAAGATAGTAAAACAAATTTAAAATACTTCCAAAAAGGGGCTTGACGAAGCCTCTTTTTTATGCTATAGTGTATACATAGATAAGAGGAAAACACTTTAGGAGGAAATTATAAATGCCAAGAACACCCAATAAAATCAGCCGTAAGAAAGCTATCGAAACGTATTTAGAAGGAGAGAATCCATTAGCGATTATCTCAGAGACTATTGAAGAGCATACATGGACAGTTGGATTTAACGTAGAGGACGCTTCTTTCTACAAGGAACGTAAAAGCAATCCATACGACACTTGTAAGAACCCTCGCTGCAAGTTATGTAAAACGATTAAGGAACAGACTGAAAGAATCCCTGCTTACTCTTTAGGGAAGACTTTAGCTAAACCTTTTGAAGAGCTTTCATTGGGGCACTTCGGAAAGCTTGCAGCTGCGGATGTATCAAAGGCTGATATGCCTAAACTGATAAATGTTTCGATGAAGGAAATCAACGCTCATATTGAAAAGCTTGTTGAAGCTATGGGATTAGACGACGCCATCAACTTGCTAAAAGACTATGAGCTTTCAGATAGTATTGTACAAAAGCTTTTAGGAATCGGTGCCTATGACATGAGACTACACCGTCAACGTATGTTGGGAGCTCGTAAGGAACGCATTGCTGAAAGTAAGAAAGGTGAGTGGGCTTAATAATGGATATGAAAACTAAGCTAAAGTTAGCTGGATTATGGATTCTGCTAGGAGTTATGTTACTACTTGTGCTAGTAGATTGGTTACTTCCATTAGCATTGTTGAAATGGTTATTATAGGAGGAATTTAGAATGGAACCAAAGAGCATTTACGAAATATGTATTTTAAATAAGAGTACAGGATGTTTTGACGTATTCCTTATTGAAGATATTAGCAGCACCTTCGCTTGGATAAACTTCATGGATAACTTTATGGAGGACATTCATGACGACAGCAATGTGATGGTTACAGAAATCAAAGGAGGAATTTAAATGAATTTATTTAAAAGTATGTTATGGGCATTTATAACAATTACTATAATACTTGTTTTTGTATTTTTAGTTGAACTTTTAGTAGCTTACCTAAGTGGGATATGGGCATTTGTTATAGTACTTGCTATAATTTTTATAATCCTTACCCTAGCTTTTTATTCAGAAAGTATCTTATAAGGAGGGCTTTAAATGAAACTTTTAGGAAGAATTGCGTTCAGCATATTTGCTGGATTATTGGCAGTATTAGCAGTAGTTGTTTGCTTACTAGGCATTTATGGATTATTGATTTTAACTAGTCCATTAGGAGACATTGGAGTGTTTGTTGCAGCAGGTATCGCAGTGTTCTTCATAATCGCTTTATGCGCATTTTTAGAATTTAAATAAGGAGGAATTTTAAATGAAATTGAAAGACTTATTAGAAGTAGTAGACCCAATGCAAGACATCACTTTGGAAATAGCCGAGTTAACGGCTCCAGAAGGAATCTATGCTAAAGATATTCAGAAGCTGCGTCCAATGGCCTTAGAAATGGAAGTTGTAGATGTTCACACAGCTTGGTATAATGGAGAGGACAGCATTGAAACAACTTTAGGAGTAGTTGTAGAAGGAGGTAATGATAAATGATTGAACTGTTTAAAGAGAATTTAACGCTTGACGAAATGAGTGACATATGGTGTGGTTGGGATAATGAAGGCCTTTTATATGGCTGGGAAAATGGCGAAGCAGGAGAAGCCTATGTTTTACTGTATGAAAAAGGCTATAACATGGACTCCATTAAGGTACTGCACGAGGCTTTTGATACTATTGGAGAATTGATTGGAGCGATTTAGATATGCTTATTAGAGTAAACGAAGCTGAGGAAAGCACAGCTTTTATCGAATACATCGAGCTTTCACAGGCGTATGGAGGAAAGATTAACATAGAGTTTTTTGTAGAGGATGTGGAGGAAGATAACGCCTTCCCAACTGATGAATTTTACATGGATGAGGAAACTGTCGACAAGCTTATCAAAGCATTACAAAGCTTTAAGAAAGGGGGCAATTAAATGGATTTAACTAACCTATCTACAGAGGAAGTAACAGCCATGTTAGCAGCTTTGGAGTATATCTATAACCATGACCTTGAGGAAAAGGCTATTGAAGAGCTCATGGAAAATGAATTTACCGAAGAAGGAGAAAACTTCCCAGAGATGTTCGATGAATGGCACTTTGAAAAAGCGCAAGGAACTCTCCTAGACAAAGCATATGACGAGTCTATTATAGTGGATTCCCGTGACTTCGAAGAATTTGACGACACCTATTCATGTGGCTGCTGCATGTGTTGTGGGTGTACCTGTGACGACTACATGTGGGAAGATGATGGAAGCTTTGACGACGACGATTGGGGAGACGATGATTAATGGCTAATTACTACGTGCTTGAAAGACTTGACGACGGCTCTGGCAAACTCCATCAAGTAAAGCAATATAAAAGCTTAGACAAAGCTATTAAATATGCTAAAGAAATGAGCACCTTCAAAAAGACTTATCAAGTAGCTGGCCAGTATGATATGAAAAGGCTTGCCAATACTGGAAGACTTATTTAAAAACTGTGAGAGAGGCCTTGACAAAGGTCTCTTTTTATGTTATAGTAAATCCATAAGAAAGATTTAGGAGGAAATTATATGAAGATTTCAGTAGACTTACCTAACGAAGATAAAGCAAAGGCGGCTATTAAAAAAGTTAAGGGCAAGAAGCCTTTATTAACAATGGAAGAAGCTTGGGCAAAAATCTTCTCAATGAAGAACTCAGCTAAGGATAAGGAACGCCTTAAATTAGTTAAAGAATACCTAGAAGAAGGTAAGGTAAGCCGTGAGGAAGACAAGTTGAATAAGAACTTCTCAAAGGCCGAGGCTCTACGTATTTATCAAAAGGTTCAAGAAATGGAACGAGAAGCTCTACTAGAAAGCATTCGTAACAAAGACCTTTCATTATATCCTTTAATAAATGATAGATTCACACTTATTGAATGGGTTAATAGGGCAGTCTCGTGTGATGATGAATACTTGGCGATGGACTTTGAAACGGTCGGAGATAATGGTGGTACTAATAAGTATGCAGAAGACATTTCAGGATTCTCTCTAACATACCGTTACAAAGGCGAAGTGATTAATGGATACGTACCTATGCGTCACCGTGAAGAAGATGGCTCTCCTAGTCCTTTAAATATTGAGAACGTAGAGTGGGCTGAAGAAGCTATCAGGAAAGTGTTTGCTTCTGATAAAGCTACCGTATGGCATAACGCAACCTTTGACTTAGGGCTTGCAAAAGCGTCTTTAGGAATCATTCCAAACGTAGATGTCCACGATACTTTAATTATCATGCACTTGCTTGATGAAGACTTAACTAGCTACAGATTAAAAGACTTGGCGACTAAGTTTTTAAACATGCCTTCTAGCACCTTTGAAGAAATGTTTGGTAAGAAAGCTAAGTTTGCTGACGTTGATGTTATGATTGCACGTTGGTACGGAGCTAAGGATACTCACATTGGATTCTTGCTTTTCGAATGGCAGCTAGGAATCCTTAACAAGCCCTCTTTTGCTAAGATTAAAAAGGTCTATGACCGTATTGAAAGACCTTGTATCATGGCTACTTTTGAAGCAGAGGCAGAAGGCTTTATTATTGACATGAACGTTGTAGAAAGCGAGCGGGAAACTGTTGCTAAACGTATCAATGAACTTACTGAGCGTCTACAGGAACGTTTTGGAGACGTTAACTTAGGCTCTCCCGTGCAGCTTCAGAAAATGTTATATTATGACAATGATTGGAGTTCCGTTGTGACTCGCGATAGAAAATCTATTCTAAGTGGCCATATCGGATTTGACGAATACGGTATCAGTAATAACAAGAAGTTTGCCATGAAGCCTTCTGGGGCTATTATCTTAGACCCTATTGTGAAGAAAGTTAACGCAGGTTTTGACGAGCGTGGTGAGGCTGTTTACAAAGAAGTGGCAGTTGCGAAAGACGATAGAAATAAATTACAAGCTAATTCCAAAGCCTTGAAGAAGATTGCCAATGTTGCTCCAGAGATTCAAGACTTGCTTGAGCTAAAGGATTTAACTAAGTACATGTCTTCATTCCTAGAGCCTATTGACACCTTTATCCAACCTGATGGAAAACTTCATGGAGACTTTAACCAAGTGGGTACAGTAACGCTTCGTTACAGCGCTTCTAATCCAAACTTACAACAAGTTTCTAAGCCTGCTCGTGCAATGTATATGGTAGATGAAGATTCTACAATTGTTGGAGCGGACTTCTCAGGACAGGAGTTGCGACTACTTGGACACATCTCTGGTGACGAGGCAATTAAAGCTGTTTATGCAAGCGGTATTGACTTCTATTCTTCAGTAGCTTCTATGATTTTCGACAAGCCCTATGAGGATGTTCGAGACGGTACTAAAGAGCGTTCACAAACTAAAATGATTGTACTCGCTATCCTATATGGTATGGGAGCAGGTTCTTTAGCAGATATACTAAAAATTCCAAAAGAAGAAGCTCAAAACTTTATGGATACCTTCTTAGCAAAATATCCCCAAGTAGAAAAGTGGATTGAAGGTAACAAGAAGACAGCTCGTTCACAACGTTATGTAGAAACTATCTTTGGGACTCGTCGACGCTTTAAGAAAGAGAATTTCTCCATACTAGATAAGCCTTGGGGAAGCCTTACTCAAGAGGAGAAAGATTTAAGAGGAGCTGCTGCAAGAGCTTTACGTCAAGCTACTAATGCTATTGTACAAGGCTCTGCGGCACAACAAACAAAGGCCACTGTAGTAGCTATGAGAAAGGTTTTAGCAAGACTTTCGGAAGCACGTCACAAAAAGTATTGCTTTAACTTCCTAGCTTTCATCCATGATGAGGTCTTGTTTAAAGTTCCGAAAGACGTTACAGAAGCTGAGCTAGAAGCTATTCGTGACTGCATGGAGAATACTATTAAATTATCTATTCCATCGGTTACGGATATGGAGATTGGGCGCCGTTGGGGAGCTATGAACGGTTTCGAGTACCGAGGGGGAAAACCTTACGCAACAGATTCCTTAGAGGCTTCCAAAGACAATGGATTAGTTTCTTGTGGAGACATTGTTTCCTATGTTCGAGAAGGCTCAGAAGATATTGGTAGTGTATACGTTAACGGAAACTATTTACGTGACCTTAACGACGATGAATGGAAAGTTTATAGCAAAGAATTAAAATAAATTTCAGAAAGGGGCTTGACAAGCCTCTTTTTGTATGCTATTATTAATCCATAAAGAAGAGGGAGGAATCAATTATGACAGTAGAGGAAATTGATTATTACTTACTAAGTAAGATAAGACGTTACGACGGAGAGATTAAAGCATTAGAGAAGCTTTTAGAGGAACATCCAGAAAATATGATAATTGAATATCAGTTAGCAGGTTTAAAATGGATTAGAAAAGATACGGCAATTACTTACCGTGACATTTTCTTAAATGACTAAACAAGGAGGAAACAACATGGTATTGCAAGTAGGGGATAAAGTTACTATTAAAGATAATTTAAAATCGTACGAAAGTTTTGGTAAAGGAGTTACTTTTGTTCCAGAAATGAGTAAGTACCTAGGCAAGGAGGCTAAAGTAGTCACGGTTGCTTCACATGATGGATTAGAGGTTAGCCTAGACATTGACAACGAATGCTTTTTGTGGCAGGAGGAAATGCTTATTAAGAATGAGGTTAAGCCTTCAGAACTAACTTTAGGAATGCTTTTGAGTAAGCTAACTGAAGACATTAGTGTAAACATTGATTTAAGTTTTGAGTATGAAGCTACTAGAATCGTGACTGAAAACTATTATTCATGGCAGCTAGAGCCTTATTATAATCGAGTTGTTAAATGGTTTGCACCAGACTTCAGTAATGGAGAATTAGCGATACTTTTGGAAGGAGAGTTCTAATATGAAGCTTAAAGTAGGAGATACAGTAACTGTTAGGAAAGACTTGGAAACAGGTTGGTACGGCGCTGAGCTAGTTGTTCCATATATGCTTGATTATAAAGGAATCACGACTAATGTTAAAAAAGTATATTCTGACGGTACTTTAGCAATAGACAACGGAATTTGGAAATGGACTCCTGAAATGTTTGAGGAAACGACTTCTGAAATCACTTTAGAAATAGGTTACCGATACCTAACAGATACTATCGTTCAGACATCTCATCAAACAGTTATCGATGATGATTACGCCTATGAGAATGCCTGTGAACAATTTTTAGAAGAATTTATGAAGGATTACGGCAGTGTAGAAGGCATTGACATTTGCTTTGTTAGGGAGGCTTTTGACAATGCCTAAGAAATACTATGGTGAAGTGTTAGGAAAGTTCTTCAGAAACCTATTATTCGTATTACTAGTAGCTGTCTTTATCCTATGCTCACTGCTACTTATTTTCATGATTGGAAATGGCATTTACCTATTGTTTGGCAAGGCTACTCTAATAGCTGTCGTATCCATTTTGGTGACTGTTCCACCAATCTGGGCGGCGCTTTATTATAAGGCTAGAGAAAACTTTCGGAAAGACGCTATCAGAGTTCGTCAGGAAAGATTTAATGAGCAGCATGGAACAGCCTTTAACATAGACATTAGATACATGCTTCCTGAAGACATTATCGACCAAGCTTCGACAATTTGTGGAATAGACCCTTACGATGTTATTGCTAAGACGGATGGAATGCAGCAAGACGCTCTGGTAGAGGCTTTGTTAAACAATGCTAGGTTTGATAGATATTTCTCAATAAGCTATAGCACCGTAGAATCAGAGTCAGGACTTCTTGATTATCAGGTTTGGAATGTTCCTATATCGCCTTCCCATAGTTATGTAAATAGTCCAGAAGAACTATTAGACGAGCTAGAGAAAAGTGCTTTCTACTGTGGTAAGAATTTCTCAAAAAACCAATTCGCTGAGTTTGACCAAGATTGTGGCCAAGGCTCTTGGAAATCCATTCGGCTAGATATTTCAAAAAAATCTGGCATAACCTATTGACAAATAGTTGATAAGGTGTTAATATATGATTATAGAAATGAATTAGGAGGAAGTTTATATGAAAAGCATGTATGAACAATTCAAAGAAGGTGCTTTACAGGCAGGTCAACGAGTTACTTTCACAGGAACAGTTGAAGAGATTGACAATTCAGATACTGAATTTCCAGTGCTAGTAAACATTGAAGGGAACGGAAAAATGTGGCTTAGAGAAGGAACTATTAAGTATATGGAACCGGCTCCCGAGAAGCTTTATGAAGTATGTATCGGAGGCTATCTATTAAGTTATTATGGAAGTGATTATACTGGCGGACAGTGGAACTCCTTTATGTGGAGACGTAGAGAAGTGCCTACAGACATCCTTGTGCAATCTTTTCCTATGAGCTTCTTAGAAAAGCATTTCCCAGAGGCTGTAGCAATCGCTCAAGAAGTTACTAAGGAGCCGAGCAATGGCAATTTACTTTAGTATCAAGGTTTGGGAGCCTGTTCCAGAAGAGTACTGGAACCCTGATGAATATTATCTTCCCAACGACTATATTTTAAAACCAAACGATGAATATTTACCTGACGTGTTGGAAGACCTCTTAGACGATGGATGTGACATCGTTTCTGTAGAAATGTGTTCAACACTTCATAATGAAAGGATTGACCTACCATGGCAAGATTACGTAAAAAGAAGTCTTTAAAGAATGACCCGATGGCTTACTTGGATTATATTGTGGAGCATATGGAATACGACGAAATTGCAGGCGTTTATGTTGTAAAACCTTCTCAAAAGCCTAAGAAACAGCTTTACCTATTTGTTTTTGACACACCTCACGGATTCTACGAGGTTCGAGCATGGACTGTAAGTGTTGCTCAGGAACGTTTTTGGAAACTATTCAAGAAGGCTCATCCACAAACATATAAAAAGCTATTAGGAGTAGGGTATTTTATGACACCTTTAGGAGAGCCTACGGAAGACTACTAAAACTATCAAGGAGGAAATCTAATATGATTAATTTAAACGGAACTGAAGCAGGTATTTTAAAATGTACTGAAAATGATTATGGACATAGTTGGTGGACTGTTGAAGGCATTTACCCAGTCTATTATAGAGGAGGACATAACGGATTCTACATTATTGACAATGAAGGCGATAAACGTTCAGGCACAAGTATTCAAGATATTATTGACCTTCTCACAGAATCGGGAGTAACTCTTGAATTAGTTTTGGAACAACCTTCTCCAGAGTCTGCTAAAACGGAAGGTTCCATGAAAGTTGTTTGTAAAGCTACTCCAAGACCTAATTGGTGGACTGTAGGAAAGGTATATGAAGTTCATACTAGTAAACATCGTTTACACCTTGTGGACGACGAGGGAGACAACCGCTATCGGGAAGACCTTTCAGAAATCCTCGATAATACTAAGAATGACTACACTACTTTCGAATTAGTTGAAGAAAGCTGTCCAAAAATGTTGAGTACAATTGCTCAAGTAAAAGCCAAGATTAAAGCTGCTCAAGAAGTTGCGAATAAAGCTTATGAGGAAATTGGACGTTTAGAGGCTGATTTAGAAGTATTAGAGAAATACGTATAGGGGGAAGCTTAAATGAACATTAATGTAGGAGATTTAGTAACCATTAGAGAAGACTTACAAGAAGGAAAATATGGTGCAGACAGCGTTGTTGAAGACATGCTAAAGTATTGTGGAAAGTCTTTTATAGTTGCTAGTGTTAGAAACGACGGAAAGAAAGTTGATTTAGATGGTGTTCCTTGGAACTGGACTCCTGAAATGTTTCAAGAAAAGCCTTCTGGAAAGATTATTGGATACCGCTGTTTAGATACTGGAGGTAAGGATTCTTGGTGGTCTGTGGGTAAGGTTTACGAAGCGCATAAGAATCTTAGACAAGAATTTATTATCGACGATGAAGGAGACGAGCGCTTTTTAGCCGCGCAGTCCTTAGAAGCGGCAATTAAATACCAGAAAGATTATTATGGAACAGTTTTCGAGCCAGTTTATGCAGAAACTTCTGATGAAGTCCTTATCGAACGAATTAAGAAAGATATTGAACGCCTTAATAAAGACCAAGAAAACCTTATCGGAAAGCGTGACAGAATTAATGACCAAATAATCCAACTAGGTTCTAAGTCACGCAAGCTGAAAGAAGTTTTAGAAGTTCTTGAGAAGTATGAGTAGGAGGAAGCTTATGTCTAAGTATTATTTTACGATTATGGTAGGCAATCATATAATGAATATCATCGCTAAGTCAAATGGATTATCAGAAGAGTTTATTGACAGTGTTACTAAAGAGGTTGCAGAAGGCTTAGGAGAAGGCATTGAGCCTTCTCAAGTGGCCGTTCTGAATATTATCAAATTGGATGTAGAAGGGCGTTTAGAAAGACTTTAGGAGGAATTAAATATGTTAACGAAAGATTTTATTAAGGCTGTAGAAGAGCTTGACTATAAAGTAGATAATAGGTGGTCGGATTGCTTATACGTAGAAACTCTCGACGATGAGCCTTTTATTCTAGCTACAATTAGTAAATTTAACCTAAATTCCATTACTTGGAATAGAGGTACCCAAATTTCAGTCTCCGATGCAGTATCCTTGGTTAAGCTTGTAGAAGAATATGCAAATACGCCTGTAGAAGAGCGTGAAGAAGTCGTTGCTTCAAAGTCTTTACAAGATTACGAATTGGAAGAGCTTTGTGAAGCTATTTCTAAAAAGCTTTTAAAAGAGTATGACCCAAACGTTCAAGTAGTTATTTCACAGAAACGGATTTCATTTTATGAGCCTAAGTGGAGCATACCTTCCGAATGGGCTTTTGAAAACTTATAGAAAAACTTTACGAAAGGGGCTTGACAACAGGCCTCTTTCATGTTATTATAAGTACATAGAAAAGCACAGGAGGATATTATGAAAGACTTATTTAAATTTGCATGCACACTCATTCTGATGGCCACTGTAGTAGGCGGTTACGTAGCTATTCAACTAATTATTATAGCAGTTTGTGGAACGCTTTTACCACCATGGCTATTCGCAATCGTTTTAGTATGGCTAGTATCAGTTAATTACAGAATCTTAATGAAAGGTGAAGTAGAAAAGTTATGAGCAACGATATTTACCAAAGCACTCAAGACATTTACTTGAAAGCTTTTTGGATTGAGATTGACAGACTTCGTAACAAGGCAGGCGTCACATGGACTTACCTACAAGGTGGGGACACCCCTAGAGCGATTAATGGGACGGCTAATCCATCCATCAAAAAGACTTTGCAACTAATGGATAAGCTTGACGCAGACTTACTAGAGTTTCAGCTAAACGTTGATGAAACGTATCAAAGACTTTTGTCAGGAGGACTTTATTAATGAATATTTTAAATGGTGCAGAAATGTCTCGGTTAATTTATATGGTGGATTGCCAAATAGATACTGTAAAATCTAACTTAGCGTTTTATAAACAGGATTTCGTATATGGTAACCTAGACCTTATCGAATCCATTACAAATGAGTTGACCGAACTTACTCGGATTAAGGCTCGTTTAGAAGTTATGTTAGAGCAATTCGAGAAACTTGTATAGGAGGACATTTAAGTGGATTTAACAGCAGAGGAACTAACATTTTTAGCTTGCTTAGTAGAAGACAGTAACGACGAAACATCGGATTCAATAAACATTTACAAATCGTTTGGTAAGGACAGCGCTGCTAAGGTTCTCGAAGAGGAGCTGCTAGAGCGTATTAGACTAGCTAGCAGGCTTCGGGAAGAGTCTAAAAAAGTACGCTTAGCGGAGGGCTTTCCATATGCTTATTAAAAAGGAAAAGAAAGCCTATTTCTTCACTCTTTTTGGAATAGGTTATCATCCAGTTGTGATTGGTGTAGACGCCTATTCGGACGCTGTGGCGATTGAGCGTTTCTATAAGCTTTGGAAAAAGCACTACCCCAAGCATTATAAAACGCATAAAGAGTTCAATGTAGAAAAGTTTCCGATACTAGCTAAAAAAGACTATTAGGAGGTATTTTAAAATGATTCCTGAAGGAACATATTTAAGAGATTCATCAGGCCTTAACCACTACTTTATCGAAGGCCATATCATTGGTGTTAAAACAGGCGTAAGAGGCTATCAGACAGTTGTATGGGATAAAGAGCTTGATAAAATGTATGAGCAAAACTTCCACGAGCAGTCTCTTATGAACGATGTCAAAATGTCTAAGAAAGAAATTGAAGAGTTTAACAAAAAGTATTATGAATGGAGTTGGTCACAAGATGTCTAAACATTTTTACGCAAATACTAATCCAAACCTTGTAGCAAACTATCCAAAAGGATGGACAAGCTTTTTCCATAATATTGTAGGCTATGACGAGCCTTTGCCAGAAGATGTCCTAACGGCTTATCAGCTTAAAGAAATAACTGATTTAGGAGAGCTTCCAGAACACCATAAGAAAGTATTTGAAACACTTTCTGCAATGGAGTACAGCACCGTTGAGCAGGCTTTGAAAACATTTAAAACAAACTATGTGGAGGGAATTTAATATGAATTTTGAAGAACTAATCACACAGGTAGAAGAATGGTCACGTAACAAAGGATTGGACAAAGCAGCTCCTGAGAAACAATTCTTAAAAGTTATTGAAGAGGTAGGGGAAGTAGCTGCTGCTATGGCTCGTAACGACCGTGAAGAGCTTGTGGATGGTCTTGGAGATACTTTTGTAACATTAATTATCCTTTGTCAACAGCTTGGAGTAATCCCTAGCACAGCTTTAGGAGTGGCTTATGAAGTTATTTCAGGACGCACTGGTAGAATGGTTGATGGAGTATTTGTGAAAAGCGAGGACTTGTAGGAGGCCGTTTTAATGGAATTTGATAAAGTTTATTATAGACGTAACCATGACGGTACCTTATTCCTAATTGTTAACAGAGCTGGAATAGCTTCATTACGAAAGGTTACAGGGATGTCGAAAGAAGTTTCCTTACGCTTTGAAAATTGCAAGTATGAGTGGCGTATTAATAAATACAACACACCTTTAGGAATAAGTATTTTTGAAGAGATGGATGAAACCTTTTGGATTGAAATTCCTGAAGGCATGACAATAAACATGGTAAGACTTTCCTCAGCACCTCATGTAAGAATTTCAGATTGCTTCATTCCAATTAAATAAACACTACCAACAGCCTTTAGGAAGAGACTTACCTAGGGGCTGTTTTACAGTTTTCAAAAAGGCAGGGGTGAAATTTTTTAAAAATTTTTTCCAAACTTCAAAAAATTTAAAAAATTTTTCTTAAAAGTTTTTCCTAAAAGCGCTATTGGATTCCATTATTAGCGCTTATTTTACATATTTATTGAAATAGCATGTCGCACAGGCGCATTCTGAGCGCATTTCGCATTGCTTTCTGCACAACTATCCACATATTTGTTGTGTGGCGCCTTATATAGGCTGCTATACATGCCTTGCCACTGCTTTTGCTAAACATTATTGGATTAGGCTGCTATATATGCACGATCATATGCCTTTATTATAGTCTGTCCTCTATGCTTTATAGCTAGTTTTCCTGTAGGTTACCTTAGGTTATATTACTATACCTTACTATACTACTCCCCCCCCCCCCAGTTTCCACGAGAAGTGCCCTATAAGGGGCTTTTTAAGCATTTTTACGCCTTTTTAAAGGATTTTCTTGCTCTTTTTACAAGCCTTTTTGTACATTCTTTCTTAAAATCCATCAAAACACTTTTATAACAGCTTTTTCAGGTCGTTTTTAAAAGTTTCTACTATATAAAGCGCCGTTTTTGTGACCAAGATGTAAAAAAGAATTGTAAAAAGTTGTATTTTATTGTTGACAGGCGTTTTCTAACATGCTATTATTAAGCCATCAAGAAAAGAGAGGAAGAAACGACAAGGCAAAAACATTTCGATGGAATTTTAAAAAGTTGTAAAAAAGTTATTGACAGGCAATTTTGAAAGTGGTATATTAAAGACGTAGCAACGAGTTACAAAAATAAATTTAAGAAAGAGGTTTTATAAAATGATGAAATTAATCGAATTAGACAACGGACGGAAGCAAGTTTTTTATAACAATGTTTTAATGCAGTATGAAAGACGAGGTAACGATGTATATGGCAATCCACTTTATCGAGTATATCCGATAAACTTTTCTTTCAAACGTTTAAAAAGCGTTTATAGAAATTATGAAAAAGGAGCAGGTGAAGAATCTTACTATCTTATCCAAAGCTATAATATTTTAGCAGATATTAGAGACATTACCAACGAGGTAAACGCAAAAAACACTTTTCCAAAGTTTGACCAATCTTTATTGAAAGATTATCGGGAGGTTTCGGCATATGTCTAAGAAAACTATCGAAAAATTATATAAAAGTTACATGAGCACTTGTAAAGAGTTTCGGTCTAAGGTAACATTTACTCAATATGTGAAAGGAGAATACTAGAAAATGGCGTTAACAATGTTTGAAAAAGAGAGTCTACAGAAAGAAAATGCACGGCTTAAAAGAGAGCTAGCCACTTTAAAAGCTAGCCAAAAACTAGGCGGAGGTCTTGACGAAAAGGAATTACAAAAGGCATTAAATAGTTGTCAACGGATTTTTAAAACTTTAAATAGAGGTAAAAGAAGCCTTGTTCTTAGTAAGTCCGCTATGATGGCTAGTGTAGAATATTCGGGAAGTGGTCGCTCAAAAACTTATAAAGATTGTTCGAAAACAGCAATCAGAGAAGCCGAAAAAAGCGCATGGGAGATTATGAGCTTAGAAAACGATTTTAGAAACATTCATCACTTTTTGAAACATGGAACAATGAAAGCGGAGGAAAAAGACAATGCTTAATATTATTATAACAGTAATTTCAACGGTGGTTATTTTAAAGGCGCTAGAAATGGCGTATAAAAAGCTTTCGAAAAGACTTGACAAGTCTATAAAGTTTTCAAGAAAGAAAGCTAAAAAGCGTTTTATTATTGCACGAGTGACGGAAGAACAAGCTTATACTTTGCGATTATTAAAGGCAATATCAAAAGATGACGAAGCTGTTTGCGAAGCTACAAATAAAGCTTTGCTAGAATACGGATACGAGGAAGCGGGAGGGCATTCTTACGAAAAAGCTCGGGAAAAGTTTTCTTCATTGCCCGATGTAAAAAACGGCATACCAATCGACGAACTAGAAAGCGATGAAGAAGCGGACGTACAGCCTTTTTAAAAAAGTTTAATAAAATGCTTGTAATTCGCTTGGTGATATGTTACTATGAATATAGTTAGAAAGGAGGTAACAAGAAAATGAGTAAAGCTTTTTATATGGCACTAGGCGGATTTTTGACAAGCTTTTTCACTGGGCATAGCACAGTAGCATATTTCTTGGCTTGTGTCGTAGCGTTGACGATAGCCATCCAAACAATTTACAAAAAAGATTAATCAAAAGAGTTGACAACGGTTTTCACAAATGCTATAATAAAGAAAATTAAGAAAGGAAGTAATGAAATGACACAAAAAATCTACGTTGACACCATTCTTTACAATCCATCAATTATTGTTTATGAATGGAATAAGAAAAACATGGAAGTATCTTTCTATAATAAGCTTAAGGAGAGAGAAGAAACTAAAGAAATTAAGGAAGACCGTGACGGCGATTTATATTTTTATGCAAACGGTCAAACATTCTACAAAAGGCATTTACATGTAATTGAATATAAAGAAATAAACTTGTAAAAAGTTATTGACAAGCGTTTAAAAAAGTAGTAAGATAAACGTATAAGATAACAAGTAACAAATACTCATTCGATAAGGTTAGGGCAACCCTTTAAAAAAGCCTAAAATAAAATAACAGAAAAGGCGGTTTTTAACATGACAAAAGAAAGCAATGTATTTTTAGACGAAAAAGGATTTTTTGAAACAATTATAGAAGCTTTGGAAGAAGGTTTTTCTGGTTGGTATTGTGATTTTCATAGCGAAGTTTTTAACTATGGCGTAAATGCTGACATTAAAGACTTGGAAGAATACGGCGTTTTTAATGCTATCGGAGAAATCCAAGAATGGGAAGAAGCAAATTTTGGGGGTGTTATGACAGACCTAGGGAACGCTTCGGCGGTTGCTGATATGCTTTACTATATTAAAGGCCATGAATTTTTATATGAAACACTAGAATTCAATTTCATTTTAGATAGTGTTGCTGAAGAACTTGACAAGGAAGAACCTTTATGGAATAAAGACCTTTGGAATGAGGTAGCAACCGAGAAAGTAAACAAGGCTATTGTCAAACGTTTAAAGGAGGAATACAAAAATGTTTTTTGTTAGTATTTTGATTGGAGAAACAGACCCTTTTTTAAAGTCTTTTAACACTTCCGAAGAAGCTGAAAACTATGTTTTGAGAAAGCTCAAGGGAACTGACAAGAAAACTATTGAAGTCTTTGAATGGGATAACATAGCGTTAGAATTAAGCTACTGGAATCAATCCACAAGGGAACAAGAAAGTTATATCCTAGAATATTAAAAAAGTTTATAAAAAGGGGTTGTAAAAAGCCCCTTTCTATGGTATTATTAATCCATCAAGAAAAGAGAGGAAGAAACGACATGACAAAAACATTGGAAAGTAAATTAAATGAATTTTTTATTGAGCATGATATAGAAAACGAGGAAGTAAAAGCAGCATTGAGGAAAGTTTTCGACACAACTTGCGAAACGGCTTTCTTGTATGAATTGATGGAGGAAGCGGAAAGCAATGACCAAGAATATTGTTACGACGTTGATTTTACGGCTTTATTAGACAGCTATGTTTATATATTTTTAGGAAAGAATGCAGTAAACCATATCGAACAAATTTTTGGATATTATGGGACAGACATTTTTTATATATCTGACGACTTTCAAGGTCTTGTAATAAGTAGCTTGTAAAAATATCTAAAAAGTTTATCAAAATTGTTGACAAGGCGTAGGCAAACTGATATAATAAACTTATCAAATAGAGAGAGGAAGTTTTTTACCATGACGCCAGAACTAGCAGAGATGAACCTAACTAAAAACGATAGTCCATTTTCATTTATTAATGAAGCGGGGGTTTTCATTGAACCGATTAAAAACCCGTTTACTTGTGAGGGTACTTATTTACAAGCATGTAAAGATGTAGAGGGAGAGCTAGAAGCAAATAAAGAAGTAGGGAACGACATCGAAAACTATTTAAAAATGCAAAGTTGGCTAGAAAAGTTAGCATATGAATATGTTTAAAAAGTTTCACCTTATCTATTGACGAATAACCAACAATATTATATAATAGGTTTATAAGATAAAGAGAGGAAGTTTTGATATGGAATATAACACACTAGACGAATTGCTAGACAGTAAAGAATTTGAGGACTTCATGGACGAACTAGAATACGATGGATTTTTTGACCAATTCGAGGACGAAGAAGACGGGAACGCACTAGCAGACACGGGACGGTATCCTGAAAAATAAAATTTAAAAAGTTATTGACAAAAACATTTACAAGCGTTATAATAAAAGCATAGAAAAACAATCAGGGAGGAATTTAAAAAATGACTTATGAAGAAATTTTGAAACAACTTGAAAGGACTCAAAAAGATTTGATGATGATTGAAGACTACTCGGAAGAAGTTTACCAAGGCATTGCAACAGCTATTCAGGAATTAGAATATTTAATCGAAGAATAAAAGCATAGTAAAACACAAATAAAAATTATATGAAAGAGGTTTTCAACCATGACAAAACAATTTAAAAACATTATCGCAGGATTAACAATCTTAGTAATCGCTTTGGCTATCACTTCAGGAATCGCAACAATTAAGGCAGTAGAAAACGCAAATGGTAAAGCTATTCTTGCCGAACGTGTGGAATCTTTGGAAAAGCTTTCCGAAGAACAAGAATATGAAATTGCTGTGAAGTCTAATGTAATCGGCGCTTATCTAATCAATCATGAGGAAGAAGCTCAGAAAGAATATACCGAAGCTTATAAAGCACACAAGCCGACTTTATTAAAAAACTACCGTGAGTTTCACAAATAATTTAAAAATATTTTTTACAACTTAATAAACAGGAACTAGAAAAGCTTTTGAGAAAACATCTCGAGGGCTTTTCTTTTTTGCGTTTTCAAAAAGTCTGATCAGAAAAGGCGCCATCTTATTTTATGGAATGCTTTTAAACCTAGCGGTATGTACAGGCTTTTCTAAAGCTTTCTAATGGTTAACTACCCAACTTCTTTCTTGAAACGTTACGAGAAGCGTTATAACAAATACTCTCTCACGCACATAATAAAGCAGTGGGCAAAGGATTGTGCAAAGACTATTCTTAAATGCTGTTATTAATCCATCAAAAAGGATAAGAAAAGAAAGGAATTGTAAGAAAGTATTCTCAAAAGCCTATTAAACATAGGGGATTTTTAAGAGGAATGAGAGGGCGCCTCACAATATTATTCTAAAGCTTTTTCTAGGGCGTTGTGTTAGGGGTTTTTTCAAGGGGTATCTAAAGGGCGTGAGCGGGCGTAATCTCAAGGCGAATCTTGAAAGGCAAGTGCAAAGCTTTACGATGGATTTGTTTTTATTAGAGCTTTTGAGAAGCCTTTGCGGAATGCTGTAACGACGGGCATGTGGCGGAGGTGGTGAGTGAGGTTGTCCGATGGCTTTCACCAAGACTGACACTAAACAAGGCACACACACGCTACCACACGGCATTATAGAGGCGCCCGAAAGGTGTCCGAACAGTGTCCGCAAGGCTGTCACGACGGCTAGTTTACATAATACACATTATCCAAAGTAGAAAGACCCTGACTCAATGCAATGTTAACAGCAAAGAGACAGAGTCTAAGTGAAGTCGCTTGTGTGAGCGTGTCGGACGGCGTGACGTGAGAGCGTCGCGAAGCACTCGCAAGGTGTCGCGAAGCGTGAGGAAGGCGCAGGGGCGCAGGCGTGGCCACGGCGGGCGGGGGTCTTTGGGAAGGGCAGGGGGTAGCTTTTCCGAGGGCGGGCGGGGCGCGCGACAGTCAGCCTCTGACAAGTTTTGGGAAATCCGACATTATAGGCTTCCGATTTATATTTTCCCGAAAATCCTCTATAAGGCGTCCCAACAGCTATCCCAACAAGCTTTCCGAGGCCATTCCGACAGCTATCCGATAAGCATTCCATCAATAGACGTCCGAAAGCTTTCCTCCTACCTTTCCTGAAGGCTCTTCCTTGCTTCCTTTTAAGAATAGATTCCACAAATAGAGAGGGCGCCGCTTGTCGGCAGCCCTAGAGGCTTTGCCTCTTTCTAGTGGAGTATTCACACAAGCGTTTATTAAGTTGTAGGAAGCTTATTTAGGCCGTTGCAAGGCCATTGGAAGAGGTAATCTTCCGAAGCATTCCCTTAATGCGTTCTAACATGCTAGTCACCACGCCTTTCCTTTAGTTTCTTCTATTATAGCACAAAAAAGACGCCCTGTCAAGGCGCCTCGTACAATATTTACTTATATGGAGTATCTTTAAAGTCTTCGTAAGCCTTTTTAAGGGTGTTCCAAACTAATATCTTAGCTAAGAAAATAGTTGTAATAACGTCTATAATCAGCCCTGCCGTAACTAGTCCGAAAACTGCTGTTAAACCTACATAAGTAGCAAATGCAATGGCCACTGCGATTCCAAATACTAGTAATACTTTACCCAATGCTTTCAAATCCATCCTATAAAAACTCCTCTTTAGCTTTATCGTATAGCTTAAATGTAGCGTCGATGAAGTGTTTAGCTGCAAACAGTACCCAAACTACTCCTAGAAACTGAAATACAGTAGCTGCTCCGAAAAGCAGTACGAAGAATCCGAAACAGCATACTAAAATCGCTCCGAAAACTGTTGCAATACCTACTGTCAATGCGATTACTTGTCCCTTTGTTAAATATCCCATCTAAATTTCCCCCTTAGTTGCTTTAAGAGTGATAAAAACACGTTCTTGAAGCTTGTTTGAATAGAAGCTGCGACCGCCATTTGCGAAGTCCTTATGTTCAAGCTCTTTTTCAAGGCTTTCCAATAGGCGAACTAGTGAAGCGTAGTCATGAAGGCTTAGCTTATACATACTGTCAATACATCTAGCAAGCTCTGTACGATTATCAGAAGAATAGTCAAGGCCTTCGCAAGAGAAGATATAACGCTTTTCTTTAGAACGCTTTTCAAAAGCTTCGTTAACCTGCTTTAAAGACTTAGCCAGCTGCTTTGTTAAAGTATCTCTTACGTCTACGTTAATAGTAACTGTTGGATAAGGGCTTTTAGACTGCTCTTTAAGACGCTCAATTTCCATCATGGCGTCGTGAAGCTCTTCCCGAAGGTGGCTATTTTCCTCATCAAGCTCCCATAAGCGTTCTCCACAAGCTTCTAAAGACTTATTAGTCTTTTGTAAAAGCTCATCTAGGTCGTTATAAGCACTTTCCACAAGTCGAAGGTCATTAAGCATTGCAACGCTTCCTTCGGAAGCTTTCTCAAGCTCTTCTTCAAGACTTTCAATCTGCTCTTCTAGTTGCTTGTGTAAAAGCTCCATCGCAGAGATTGTTAAATCACGTTGTATTAGCTTCTCTTCATAGCTTTCTAGCTGCTCTGCCCAACGCTCTTCATCTTGCTCGTGCCGATAATCCATTGAAGTAATCTCTGATACAAGGCGATTAACCTGCTTTCTAAGCTGCCCTTCATTATATTCGGACTCTCTAAGGTCTTCTTCAAGCTCTTTAATACGCTTTTTCAACTTACCTTTGTCAGTAAATACTAACATCTTATCAATCCTTCCGTATAGCTCTAGTATTTCGTTTAAATAATAGTCCACTCAGCCTTTTTACTTAGGCCTAAGGTAATAATTACAAAGCGCTCTAAACGCATGGAGAACACATTTACATGAATGGAGTTCTCAAACCCATTTGTAGTATCTTTTCCATACATCGAATCTGAAAGCTGTTGTAAAGCGTCTAAAACTCTTTGATAGCCTTCCGTAGATAAGTTCATTACATTATCAATGTGGTTAGCCACAGTGTCTGGGTAAGGCGCTAAGAAGGTTTTTCCATTAAACGTTGCCGAGAATCGTATAGTATCCTTAGTATACTCATGTGTGGAATCATCTTCAGTCTCCTTTTTAAGAGCTTTAGCGAAGATTTCAGCAAAGCGTTGGATGTCTTCAGTAGACATTCCACAGATTATCTCAGGAGTCAACGCAGTGCTTTCTTCAGAGGCTTTCCTAGCCTCTTCATTAAGGCCTTTTATAACTCCTGTAAGGTACTCTACCTCATCCTCTGCTACTTTAAGCACATCCTCAAGGTATCTAATCTTGTTTCCACGCTTATAAGCCAAACTTTCCAAGCGTTCTTTGGCAGCGTTCAGCTGGTCGATTGAATTATAAGCATTCTCTAAGTCTTCAAAAAGGTTTTCGTTCTTTTCCTGAAGCGTCTTAACATACTTCTCTGAATACTTCTTGCTAAACATCTTCTCAATCCTTTCCTAATACTCACTTAGTATAGCATAATTGAGGCGCCGTGTCAACCTATTTATGTTACAGTTGTGTTACAATCTTTACAGTTATGTTAAATATACTCCATTAGGTGAGACAAGCTTAAAAGTTTAATGGGGAAGGGGCAGGGGCGTAAGCCACTGCTACTAACGAGCGTTACTCCAGCGAGTTAGTAAATCACTTGACCTTTCCTAAAAGCTTCCCGAAACGTTCCCTAAGCCTTCACTAAAGCTTTGAGACGTCTTGGTTACAGGTCGGGGATGGAATCATGTGTTAATTGCTTTAAGGAAGAGTTTGTATAAAGCCTACTAAACCATATGGAGCCAATCACAGAATGTCCAGAGAGGACTTTGGTAGGCTTTATAGAGACCCTTCAATAATAATATAGAAAAAGCCTTCAGGAAAACTTCCCGAGGGCTTTCTTTTTACATTTCTAAAGCTGTCAACATGCCGTTGATAAACGCAACAGCTGCTTCCGTGTCATAAGTGTCTTCAATAGCCTCTCTAGCAGCTTTTAAAGCTTTAATAGTATTATCGTTAGAGTTCACGATAAAGCCACTATTAGGAGCTTTTAGGGACATTTCAGAAGGTGTCAGGTATCCAGTGGTAAAAGGATTACCTCCAAAAGCAATAGGTGTTTCGGCAGCCTCTTCCTTAGCTTCAATCAGAGCTTGTTTAATTGCATCATCACACATTTCTAAAGCGTCGTTCCATCCCTCATCATAACCATCACACGTATCGTAATCTATAAGAGATTTAACTTTGTTTAATAAAGCTTCTCCATCAATTAGTTTCATTTAGTTTCCTCCTAAAGTTTTATAAAAACTGTGAAATAAACATTGCCAAAGTGATTAGCCATGAGACTGCTGTTATGAATTGCCAGTTCTCAAGCATTCCATAAGAAGGTGCGGGCACGTATCTTATACGCAATCTTGAAACTTCCCAAGGCTCTGGTGGCTCGTTTATTTCAAACCAATTGTTAACAGCTTCCTTAATAGCTTTATTGTAGGCCTCTCCGCTGTCTTCTGCAATGCCTTCCCAGTACCACTTATCGCCATAGGCTTTAAAGGAGACTTTATAGTAGCCTTCCTTAAAGCTTCGGTTATATTTAAATTCCATAGTAATGTGCCTCCTAAGCTCGTGGAGCAGTTCCTTTTTCGTAGATTATAAAAGCTGTTTCTACATATCCTTGTACACAGTACTTAATATCAACGATGTTAACATCGGGGTTTAATCTAATCCATTCATTAAGTCTTGTTGTCAAGGCTGACGAAGTGGTTGTTTGCAAACACTTAAACTCAACATCTCTTCCTAAAAACATGTTAAACCTCCTCCTGAACAGTCTTAATAAAGGCTTTCAACTTAGACGGATGGAATCCACTAATGCCTGTGTCGTAATCTCCGTCCAATAAGACTACTGGAAAGCTTCTGAAACCAGCTAATCGTAAGCTGTCTAAAGTCTGAGTGTCGTTACGGACATCCACAAACTCTTCATCAAAGCTTACACCTGCTTCTGTAAGCACTCGTTTAGTCATTTTGCAAGCTTGGCAAGCGTCTTTAGTAAATACTTTAATACGGTTCATTCAAAATTCCTCCTAATAGTTACGTTACTTAACTCTTCCACATTTCTTACATTCCTGATATGGTATTCCTACTAATCCTTTTTGTACACGTGTCCTATAATCATGCTTACAAAAGCATTGGTTAAGGAACTTTGATAAGGCAGTCCAAATATCTCCTACCATAAGCTAGTCCTCAAGGCTTTCAATAATACTTTCAAGCTCTTCAACACGTTCTGAAAGCGTGTCAACTTCTTCTGTAAGCTCTTCTACAGTTTCCTCAGAGCTTTCAAGCTCGTTCTCCAAGTCGTAAATTTGCTCTTCTAAGTGCTGAATCTCACTTTCAAGGCTTTCAATTTCTAAAGAAGCTTCCTCAAGGTCTGAGTCAATCCCTCTGACATCTTCAATAGCCTCTTCATACCACTGCTCTGCCAAAATTTTATCCCAATTGGAGTCCACCAAGGCGTCTTGAAGCTTTCCTACAAGCGCTGTTAAAGCTGTTTCACGCTGCGTTAATGTAGGCTTGTTTAAAGCCTCTTTTAATTCATTCTCAAAAGGTAGTTTGCTCATATTAAAACTCTCCAATCTCGTTTTGCTTAAACTCTTCGGCAGGGATTGTAAAAGGATTGTAATGCTCGCTGATAGCTTTAATTTCATCCAGTGTCATAGACCCTTCATCTAGTACATCCTCAGGCCTATTACTGTTAGAAATAGCTCCACCGCTATTTAGAAAGAAGTACTTCCAAAACGTGTTAGTCATGTTCTGAGGCAATACCACAACATACTTAGGCTCTTCTGGAAGCTCTCTAATGGCTTGTTGTAAAGCTTTGATAAGCTCTTCCGCCTCTGAGTGATTAAACGTAATTAAACTATTCCCAGTTTCAATAGATATTAATGAAGAACCTACTCCAACTTCAACTGTCGTATATACTTCTCTATCAATGCTTGCAATATTCATTAAATATCCTCCTCCCATTTCTTATCTTCTTCCTGACAAGCTTCATTAAACAATTCGTAATGCTCAGCTAAGATTCGTAAGCCTTCTAAAAGTTCTTCAGTAGCTTCTTCAGTTTGTTCTACAGAGTGTTCTAACTCGTAGTTGCTAATGTTGTCAGAACCTAGTTTTAGGATTCCCATAAGTTCTACTACACGTTCAGAGAGCTTTTCTAAGTCGCTTTCAGTATACTTTGCGTACTGCTTGCTATCAAATTCCATTAGGCATTTCCTCCATCTTCTTATCAGCCTTTGTTTGTATTCTTTTAGCAGCTACAAACAGCTCTGTAAGCTCTGTTAGGCTATTTGTTAAATGTTCTAAAGCTTCTGAAACACCATCCATATATGCTCTATATTCGCTAATTGATACATCTTCTGCACCAAGCTCTAATAAGTCTAGTAAATTATGGACAGCATTATTTAAATCTCTCATATCACCTGTTAACCAGTCGTTCCTAGCTGCTATATTAAAATCTGCTAATTCCATTAGGCGTTTCCTCCATCTTCTTTAGCCGTTTCTACAACCTCTTTAGGTTTACGAAGCGTACTCAAGTAATCCATTAGCTGCTTTTCATCTTCTTCTGCTTCGTCAGCTACAATGTTTTCGATAAGCTCATGGTATTCTTGAACCTTCATGGAAAGCTTCTCAATATCTTCTGCATACTGCTTAGCGATTAACTCGTGAGCCTCTTTTGAAAAGCTGTTGTTAAGCTCAAAATCAGCTGCTGCTTTACGGACTGTACCAAGCTTCTCCAAATACTGTTGGTAACTCTTCACAGAGTACATCTTAATTGCTCGCATTGTTATTCCTCCTTATAAGCCTCTCTGTGGCGTTTTAATGTGTTCGGGGATAATTACCCTAGAAGCTATCTAAAAGCTCTCTATGAGCTTCCTATGGCTTTTAAAGTAGGTTCTCGCACCTGTTTATCTTCTACACAAATAACTATAACACAGGTTTATTAAAATGTCAAGCGCTTTTCGACATAAATTTTAAAAGTGTGACAAAAAGCTGTATATAAGGTCTAATCTAAGAGGCTCATAGAAGCCTATTATTAATTACTCCAGAAAGGAGGAAGCACTTATGGTAAGAATTGGAAACAGAGAGTTAGCAGAACGTCAAAGAAAGTATTTAACAACTTCCAAGGAGCCTGACGAATACGAGGGAGTTGACTTAACTACATTAAAACCTAAAATGAAACGCTTTGCGAGACATTATATGCAGACTATGAACATCGCTGAAAGCTGCCGTTCTGTAGGATATAATGAAAGCTCTGGTTATCGTGTGTTAAAACGCCCTGATGTCAAGGCTTATCTGCAATGGTTAGTTTCAGAAAATGCTGACGCAGCTATCATGAGCCCTACACAAGTGCTAGAGGAACTAACTAACATTGCTTTACGGAATAGCTCTGATTACACGGTTACTGTAAAAGGAGACGTAGTAGAGAAACCTATTGACACAAGCGTTCAATTAAGCGCATTAAATAGCTTGGCTAAATTCCATGAACTAATGGCTCCTGACGTTAGAGTAGAACAATCTCTAAACATCGTTGTGGATATTACTGACGACGTTCCAAAAGAAGCTGAAGAGGTTGAAGAACAAGAAGACTATATTGACGGAGATTTTACCGAGGTTGAGGAAGAAGACAATGACGTAAGTTATGACTTCCTTTCTGGGTATTAGGAAGGGGATTATAATGCCAGTTGATGAACGTAACTTAGAGGTTATCGTCAATGACTTAATTAAAGACGTTAACACTCACGCCAACCAGATAGCTGCTATTCAAACAGACTTAGCTAGAATGACTTCAGACATGACAAGCGTTCGTGACTTGTTGATTAAAAACACTGAGCGTTCTGACGTTCTTATCGGCCACATCAAAGGCCAGTCTGACGAGATGTTAAAACTGTTAACTGACGGTGAGCGTAGCCGTAACGAAAGCCGTGCATTCACTCAGAAACAAGTCTGGGGAATCGCTGCTGCTATTGTTGCTGGGCTAGGCTCAATCATCACTACCATTTTAACGGCTGTACTAAGCTAATTGAAAGGAGGTGTATAAATGGAATTAGTAATTTCTATCGCAATTGTTCTAGGAGGCGTTACCACAGCTTTGGTTAACCTTGTTAAATCATTGGAAGTGGTTGCTCCTAAGTATTTACCATTAGTTGCTTTAGGCATTGGGATGGTCTTCGGACTAGTTATGTCACCGTTGCTTGGAGTAACCTTATACGTAGGTGCTATTAGTGGATTGGTCTCAGGGCTATCTGCAATGGGATTCTACGAGTTGTCAAAAACTCCATCAGAATAACCTTCGACAGGCCTTGAGGGAGTTTCCTTGAGGCCTTTACATAATATTAAGGAGGACACAAAATGTCAGAACCAATAAAGCTTACCGTAACTAAACGAACCTTTAACGAAGCTTACTTACCATACCTATATAATCAACCTGACGGACAGCACCGTACAATGGTCTTCTACGGAGGAGCTGGTTCAGGTAAGTCTAAGTTCGTTGTTCAGAACGCTATCTTAAAAGGCTTGTCAGAACGCCGTAAGTTCCTAGTCTTGCGTAAGGTAGACAACACTATTCGTGACTCCATCTTCCAAGAGTTTCTAGTCTGCTTAGAGGAATGGAATCTCCTAGACTTCTGTGAGGTCAAGGCTTCTTATATGACTATTAAGCTGCCTAACAAAACAGAGTACATCTTCAAAGGTTTAGAAGACCCTGAGCGAATCAAGTCCATTCAAGGTCTTACAGACATTATTATGGAGGAAGCCACAGAGTTTACCCGAGAGGATTACGACCAACTTCAAACACGTCTACGCCATCCTACAGCAAGACATCAACAAGTGTTTGTAATGTATAACCCTGCCTCTAAGGACAACTGGGTTTACCAGTACTTTCATAACCCCGCTACTAAGCGGCCTAAAGGCTCTAAGGTAGTATGTACAACCTACAAGGATAACCGATTCCTTCCTAAAGCTTACTTAGACCATCTACAAGACTTGAAAAACACTAACCCAGTCTATTACGAAATCTATGCTCTAGGTAAGTTCGCCAGCTTAGGTAAACGTATTTATACAAACTGGAAGATAGACTCTGAGTTCAAGCCTAACCAACTAGTTAAGCAAGGCTATGAGCCACGCTTTGGACTAGACTTCGGATTCTCTAATGACCCTACTGTAATCCTATCAACACTGGTATCAGAGGCCGATAGAGTAATCTATGTGTTCGACGAGTTTGTTAAAACTGGTATGATAGCTCCTGAGATATTCGATGTTATTAAACGTAAGAAGCTTACTCACCAGCTTATCTACGCCGACTCTGCTAACCTTGAAACCATCGAGCAGATTAAACGCCTAGGCGCACGTAAGATTAAGCCTGTTAAGAAAGGCCGTAACACAGTCCTTCATGGAATCCAATATCTACAAGGCTACACAATCTACGTTCATCCACGCTGTCAGAACACTATCAAAGAGCTTGAGAACTACGAATGGAAACCTTCTAAAGGCTCGGACGATTACGAGAACGTTCCTAAGCAAAATGGATTCGACCACTGTATGGACGCCTTGAGATATGCAGTTAACGACCTCATTCCACGTAACAAGATTAGAACCATCAACAAGTCGGTGCTAGGGCTTTAAGACGCCTTAGTACCCTCTTGGGTACAATTATCAGCTAAAACTAAGGAGGATTCAATATGGCAATCCCTAACGGACAAATTAATGCTGGCGACATTATCACTACTAACATCCGCCGTAAACACTTCATTAGACGAAACTATGATATTCGAGAGCTTATCACACTAGCTGAAATGCACTCTCGCTCTTCTAGCGCTTATGGAGTTTTATATGACTATTATAAAGGCAATCACATTGCTATCCAATCTCGTACATTTGACGACACTAATAAACCTAACTCAAAAATCGTTCATAACTTCCCTAAATTATTGGTAGACACTTCCACTGCTTACTTAGCAGGTGAGCCTATCACAGAATCTGGCGACGAGAAGACTATCAAAGCAATGCAACCAGTCTTTAAAGAGAACTATGTTACAGACGTTAACTCAGAGGAAGTTAAGCTTTCTGGAATCTTTGGACACTGTTTTGAAATCCACTGGATTGACCGTAACAAGAAACATCGCTTTAAAGCTGTGTCACCAATGAACTGTCTAATCGCTTATTCAGCAGACTTAGACGAAGAGCCTATTGCAGCTATCTATTACAACACTGTAATTAGTGACATCACAGGCCATCAAATCAGAACTTATGAAGTCTACACAGAAGACCTAATCTATAAATTCTCAACAGATGATGAGAGAGAAGTATACAAGGAGATTCCAGAAGAGCTTGAGATTAAGGACTATGAAGTACATCCTAACTTGCTTCAGAAATTCCCTGTACTAGAAATCATTGCTAACGAAGAACGCCTAGGTGACTTCGAGGCTCAACTATCTTTAATCGACGCTTACAATTTAGCTGTATCTGATAGTGTTAACGACATCGCTTATTGGAATGACGCTTACTTGTGGTTACAAGGCTTTGACCTAAGCGCTGATAGTGACTCTATTAGTAACATGAAGAACGACCGTGTAATCGTAACGGATGAAGACGGCATGGTTAAATTCATTACTAAGGATGTTAACGACAAGCATATCGAAAACATTAAGAACCGTGCTAAGCTAGACATCTTCAGCCTATCACAAACGCCTGACTTAGTATCTAAAGACTTCACAGCAGCTTCAGGACAAGCTTTGAAAGCAGCTACCCAACCACTAGAGAACAAGTCAGCTGTTAAGGAATCTAAGTTCCGTAAAGTCTTAGCTAAGCGTTATGAGTTGGTGTGTAGTTACCTTGAGTTTATGAACAAAGCTAAAGACTTGAAGCCTAATGAAGTCTCTCCAGTATTCGTTCGTAACTTACCTCAATCATACGCTGAGTTAGCAGACATGGCCGTTAAGCTTCGTGACATGCTTCCTGACGAAACTATCATTAATCAATTCCCATGGATTACTGACGCTCGCCAAGAGGTTGAGAAAGCAGACGCACAACGTCAGAAACGAGCTGACATCGCCTTGCAGAACTTCAAACAGACTAGCGCTGTTCAAGGAGCTTCTACAGCAGCAGCTAACAAGTTGGATAAGAATCCAGCTAACACCTCTACCATCACAACTACTGACCCAGTGGCTGCGAAGGAACAGGAAAAGGCAATCCAAAAGAAACCTAAAACCGACTAGGAGGAATAAACATGGCACGCAAGAAGGATAAGAAGAAACGTCAAGAAGAGATTGAAGACGCCTTAGTAGCTTTCATGACTTCTCAGAACCACAATTACCACCGCTTTACTGACAGCTTCACTGTCCTTCTTGATGGCTTTGTTAATGAGCTTATAGTAAACCTAGCCGACCCTAAGTTGGATACCTTTGCAATCCTTCAGGTAAAGCAGTACGAAGCTATTAGAAAGCTTCAAGCTACATTGATAGACTATCAAGAGGAGTTCAGAGAAATGCTCTTAGAGAGCATGTCAGACACCTTAGAAGAGACCATGAGACAGCTTCTTCCCAATAAGGCTATACCTTCAGCGACAGATAACAGCTATCTCGAACAGACTATTGCAGAGGCTTACGATTACTTTGAAGAACTCTTCTTGCAATTATTACTAGAGATAGAATCAATCGCTGTTGGAACAGTTCCATCTACAGAGGACATCGTAACCACTATCCAAAAGCTTCGGGATAGATTGTCCTACACACTCCGCCGCCATATTGAAGCACAAATGGCAGCCATTATAAACCTCGCTGTAATCGAAGCTTCTAAACAGCATAAGATTGAAGTTTGGAAATGGTGCATTCGTCCAGAGCTTACCGAAAGTGGTACTTGCGCAGATTGCCTAGCACTATCTGAGGGAGGTATTGGTAATGAGGGTCTATATACCCTATCCACCATGCCTTTGCTACCGAGACATCCACACTGTGTTTGCATACTTATTCCATACGTCTTATAGAGCGGTAATGTTAAAGGGCGCTCAAGAGGAAAAGAACTTTACAAAAACTAATCTAAACGCACGCACAGGGCTTAAATGAACTGTGGAGGGCAGAAGGAGAATCTTATATTATGAATCCAGAAGAACAAGGTCAAGGACAATCACAACAAGTTGAATTATCACCAGAGGTTATCGTTGGAGCTATCGAAGCTAACCCAGAATTAGCACAAGCTATCCAGCCCCACGTCTTAACAAAAGACGCAGTATCTAGTTTCTTAAAAACAGACGAAGGTCTTGGCGTAGTAGCACCTATGATTGACCAAAGCGTTTCTAAAGGTATTAACGCTTGGAAAGAAAAGAACTTAGAGAACATCGTTCAAGAACGGTTAGCTGAGTTAAATCCTGCTGAAACACCTGAGCAAAAGCAATTAAAACAAATGCAAGCTCAAATGGCAGCTATTCAAAAAGATAAGCAAATGCTTGAAATGCGTGGTGTGGCTCAAGAAGCTTTAGCAAAAGCTGGTTTGCCTGCCTCATTAGCTGGGTATGTTTTATCAGACAATCCCGAAGCCGTTAAGCACAAAGTTTCAGAGTTAGACATTGAGATTCAAAACATCGTTTCAGGAATCGTAGACCAAAAGGTTGCAGGAATCGCAGCTAAAGCAGCACCAGCAAACACTGACGACATGTCTGGCTTAGGCGGTTCTAAAAACGTAGAACGATTAACGGATTTAACTGTTGAGGAAGCGACAGAGCTAGCTCGAACTAACCCTGCCAAATATCGCCAGTTGGTTCAACGTGGATAACAACAGATAATCATATAAACTATAAACATATAGAGGAGACTATTAAATATGGCACATGAAGTAACTAAAATTGCAGACTTAATTAACCCCGAGGTAATTGGTGCGTTCTTACATCAAAAAATGTTAGACAACTTAGTGTTAGCACCTTTCGCTGAAATCGACCGTACATTACAAGGACGCCCTGGCGATACTTTAACATTACCTCAATGGAACTTCATCGGTTTAGCCGAAGACTTAGCGGAAGGCGAAGAATTGCAATCAGTTAAGTTAACTGCTTCAGACCGTACAGCAACTGTTAAAAAGGTTGCTAAATCAGTTACGTTAACCGACGAAGCTGTGTTAAACGCTTATGTACGTCCTGTTGATGAAACTGTTCGTCAATTAGCTATGGCAATCGCTGGTAAAATTGATAACGACTTGTTCGCTGCTATGCGTGCATTAACTCCATCAGACGTTGAAATGACAGACAGCTACGAATGGGTATTAGATGCACAAGTTGCTTTCGGTGAAGAGTTTGACGAAGAAACTTACTTGTTCATCTCTCCTAAACGTCGTGCGACAATCTTGAAATCTAAAGACTTCGTACACATCCAACAAGGCGTTTCAATTATCAAAGGCCACTTAGGTAATATCTACGGAATGAATATTGTAGTTTCTAACAAAGTTAAAGATACCGAAGCGTTCGTATTGAAACGAGGAGCATTAACGTTGCTAATGAAACGTGACTACATGGTTGAGGAAGTTCGTGAAGGTATGAAACGCCAAACTAACGTCACGGCTGACCAACACTACGTAGCATTCGTTAAAGACGCTAAACGTGCAATCTTCATCAATAAGGTAGCTGCGGGAAAGTAACAGCCCCCAAGAATCTTCAAGCCAGCGGGGTTACTGAGGACTCGGTTACTCTGACTTGGGAAGACGGAGGGGCAAGCCTCTAGTAAGCTAAACGAGAGGTTGCGGAAATGTTCCGTAGCCTCTTTTACTTTATCACACAACAGGAGGAAAAGCAATGGCAAAGACTTATAATATTTACCAAGATGGAGTAAAGGTTCAGGAAGGCGTAGCAGAGCTTACGAAAACCATTACAGGACTTACTCCAAACACTTCATACAAGTTTGAGGTGACAGCTGTTGAGGAAGGCGTTGAGAGTGCTAAGTCAACTGCCGTTACAGCTAAGACTAATCCACGTTTAGTAGCTACAGTAACAGCTTCTCAAAAGACTATGTCACTAGCTGCTGATGGAAGCAAAGCATTAACCTTCACAGTGGCACCTGACGACGCTACTAACAAGGAGTTAACAATCACTAACAGCAATCCTGAGTTTGCTACTTATGCAGACGGTACAGTAACAGCCGTAGCAGAAGGTACTACAACTATCACAGCGACAGCTAAAGATGGCTCTGGAGCAACTGCTAACTGTGTTGTAACTGTTCAAGCACCAGCTTAATAAATACTATCCCAAGGAGGCTGAGGCG